CGATCAGGAGCAGCACGAACTCAATACCAAAAACGACCGCGCCACGATCGCACAGGGACGGAATGACACGCTCGACCAGCGCAAAGCCAATGCGCAGCAAGGCAACGCCGAGCAGAACGCCAGCCCGATCCAGCACTGGATGGATGAGGTCCCGCAAAAGGCGGACGAGATCAACCAGGCATTCGAGAACATCGCTGCCGGAGGGCTTACGACCTTCGCCGACGGCCTCGCTGACGCGATCGTCAACTTCAAGTCGCTCGGCGATGTAGCTCGCGCAGTAATCCAGTCGATGCTTTCGGATCTGATCAAGCTCATCGCCAAGATGCTAATCGTAAAGGCGCTGAAGGCGATCTTCGGAGGGTTCGCCGACGGTGGCGCGGTCGGCAAGGGATTCAACAGCGACAAGGGCGTCAAATTCGCCAGCGGTGGTCCGGTTGGGTTTCCCTCGGGCGGACTGGTTATGGGCGACGGTACCGCCACCAGCGACAGCATTCCGGCCCGGCTGTCGAACGGCGAGTTCGTGATCCGCAAGAAGGCGGTCGACGGGCTCGGCCTGCCATTCCTGAACCAGATCAACCATACCGGGCGGCTGCCCCTGGGATTCGCCGGGGGCGGCGCGCTCCAGGCGGTGCGCCCGAACAACACGCCTGCCGCGGCGCCGGGGAGCACCGGCGCAGCCACCCTGTCGCCGGAGGCGGTACGGCAACTCGAAGGCGTGGTGACCCGCGCCGCCGCGGCGATGCCCGCAGTCAACCTGTTTCCCACGCTCGACCCGGGCGACGTGCTTCATGCGGGCTTGGGTTCAACCAAGGGCCGCCGCGCGCTGTTCGACTTCGCAAGTACGAACTCGGGCCGGTTCAAAAAGGCGATCGGATGACGTACGACCTCGCCACCCCCGGGGTCGCGCGACTGTGGACCCACGAGCCGGATTGGTCCGCCGGCTACCGTGTCCGCCGGGCATTCCTTACCGATATCTTCGCCGCGCGTTCGAGCCGCGAGCAGCGCCGCGCAATCCGGGACGCGCCACGCCTCTCGGTCGAATACAGCGCCGTCGTCTCCGGTGATGCTCAGCGCGCCGCCGACCAGTTCCTGCGCGGTGGCATGAACCGCCCGGCGGCGATGCCCGACTTCTCGCGCTACGTCGCCAGCACCGGCGCCAGCCTGCTCGGCGCATCGGCGCTGACCATAGCCTCGCCGCCTGCCTGGGCCACGGTAGGGCAAGTGCTGGTCTTGTGCGGCGCTGGCGGCGTGTTTGAGGCCGTGGTGGTGGAGAGCATCGCCGGAGCGACGATCAACCTGGTCGATCCCCTCGCCCACGCCTGGCCGGCGGGCTCGATCGTGCGCCCCGGGCTATTCGGACTGCTCGGGGCCGCGCAAGGGTCGCTCTACACACCTGCCGCCTCTCGCCTTGCGCTGTCGTTCAACGTCTACCCTGGCGGTGAGCCGCCCGAGGACGAGGGGGCCGCAACCGATACCTTCAACGGGCTCGAGGTGCTGGGCCAGGAACCGGATTGGTCGGGCCCGCCAAGCATGGACTACGTCTGGCCGGTCGAGCAGATCGACTATGGCCACGGGCGCACCGCGCAGTTCCGGCCCGTCCCGCAGCTTCTGGGCGTGCTAGAGGCGCAGTTCACCGGCCTCTCGGTCGCCAGCGCCACCGCGCTCGAGCAGGTGTTCCTCCGCGCCAAGGGCATGCGCGGCTCGTTCTATCGCTCGACCTGCCGCCCGGACATGGTGCTCCACGCGGACGTGACCGGCGCGACGATCGCCGTCGAGGGCAGCGCGATCGCCGACGACTTCGGCGCGACCGACTTTGCCGCCGTCAGCCAGGCCGTCGAAATCGTGCAGCGCGACGGCACCAGGCTGCGCCGGCTGGTCACCGATATCGCGCCGAGCGGCGGCAACACGGCCGTGACCCTCAATTCCAGCGTCACGCTGACCACCGCCACCACCGCCCGCATCAGCTGGCTCCCACGGGTGCGCTTCGCTTCCGACGAGCTGGTGACCGAGTGGATCACGCCGCAGCTCGCGACCATCCGCACGGCCTTCCAGCAGGTGCTCGTATGAGCGTCGATTTTTACGAGAGCAGCCAGCAGCTCGGCGACCCGATCCAGCTGTTCCGTTTCACCTATGGCACCGAGCCGGGTGAATATTTCGCTTACACCGACCACACGCAGGCGGTCACCGCCGACCATGGCGGCTCCATCGGCGAGGTGACCTACGAGCCGGTCCCGATCGACCGCGAGGCGATTGTTGCAGACGGCACGCTTGATCGCTCGGCGATCAAGATCAACTTCGACATCGACACCGGCATTGCCGAGCTGTTCCGGGTCTATCCGCCCTCGAACGTGGTCACGCTGGTCATCTACCATGGCCACCTCGACGATCCCGATGGGGCCTTCTCGGCCGTGTGGTCAGGCCGGGTGCTTGGCGCGGCGCGGGAGGGCAGCGAGCTGACGCTGCAAGGCGTTCCGGTGTCGAGCCAGATGCTTCGCCCGGGACTGCGCCGGCACTACCAGTACGGCTGCCCGCATGCGCTCTACGGGCCGCAGTGCCGGGCCGACAAGGCGGCAGCGACAGTGGCCGCTACCGTCGCCTCGCTGACCGCCACCACCGTCACCCTCACCGCCGGCTGGGAAGGCGCATTCGATCCGGGCAAGTTCGTGCGCGGGATGCTCGAGTGGACCCCGGCGGGTCAGTCGACCCAGCGCCGCACTATCATCCGCCGCTCGGGCGACACCCTCACCCTGTCAGGCATCACCAAGGATCTCGACGTGGCTGACGCGGTCGCGGTCGTGCTCGGCTGCAATCACCACGCCTTTGCCGACAAGGACGGGGATTGCGAGGGGCTGCATGTCCCGGTCGACGGGCTCACCCCCACAAACCTTCCGAATTTCGGCGGGGACCCGTGGATCCCGCTGAAGAACATCATCAACAAGAACCCGTATTATTGAGGTGGTATAGTGCCATTCTGGCTACTCATCGCCGCGGTCGTCGCGCTCACGGTGATCAATTACCTGATCACGCCGAAGCCCAAGACGCCCAAGCCCGATTCGGTGAAGGATCTCGACGATCCCACGTCCGAAGCCGGCCGCCCGGTGCCCGTGCCGTTCGGGACGATCACGATCAAGGGGCTGAACCTCCTCTGGTTCGGCGACAAGGGCAAGCGAACCTACAAGGTGGACGCATGACGGGCGCAGACTTCGAGGTCGGCGACGATCTGATCGTCACGATGGATGACTGCATCAAGGCGGGCTATTGTCCGTCCGGGGTGCGGGGGTGGTTCCGGGAACAGGGGCTCGACTTCCGCGCCCACCTAGCCAGCGGCACCCCGGCGAAGGCAATGCTCGCCACCGGCAACGGCCACGCGGTTGCGGTGGTCAAGCGGGCGATAGAACGCCGGCTGGTCGGGGTCGACCTGACCGGACTGGTGATCACGCTCGACGACGCCCGGGGCGCAAGCAAATGCTCAGAAGGGATGCAGCAGTTCGCGGCGCGGACCGGCCTCGATTGGCGCCAGTTCGTGCGGGACGGCATCTCCGCCACGGCCTTGGTGGCGACCGGCGATCCCGAGGCGCTCGAAGTCGTGCGCCAGGCGGTGAGGAGCCGGGCCCATGGGTAAGGGCGGCACGCCTCAGACCGAGGTGACCGAGTATTACATGAGTGAGCACTTCGGCGTGTGCATCGGCCCGGTCGATGCGCTGCGGAAGGTAACGATCAAGGAGAAGGTCGCCTGGGAAGGGGTGCAAAGCGATCCCGGCAGCTTCGCCATCAGCCAGCCCGAGCTGTTCGGCGGGGTGAAGAAGGAAGGCGGCGTCGGCGGGGTCGTGGTCTACATGCCCGGCAAGGCCGACCAGCTGGTGCCCGACGCCTTCGCGACCAAGCTCGGCCGCCCGGACGGCGCCAGCACACCCGGCTTTCGCGGGATCACCAGTCTGCTGTTCACCGGCCAAGCGATCATCAGCGCGCTCACCGGCATGTGGACCGTGGGCGGGACGATTTCCAAGCTCAGCCTCCACGGTGGTCGGCAGGACGGGTTCTATTGGAGCGCGAATAGCCCCTATCTCCCGGGGGTGTGGGCCACCGTACAGCGGATCTTCCGCCGCTCCGACGACACCGAGCAGTGGTATTCCGAGAAGGCTGCGATCCTGCAGGGTGCGTTCGCCAGCGACTATTCCGGCAAGGAGGTCGTGATCAATTTCTGGCAGCAGAGCCTCTCGCAGACGCCGCCCGACGATTATGCCCGGATGGGGATCGAGTTCCTCGACATCGACGACAATCAGCTGTCGATGACCTGGTCAACCACGCCCGATAATGGCGGGGATCGCGACCTGCTGGTGTGGGTCGCCAATTCCGTCAGCGCGGTGGCGCCGGCCGGCACGGTCAAGGCTAGGGCCTGGATGGAGTTCGATAAGCACTCGCGGTTCATGCACAATGCCTACATCGACGACATTGTCGCGACGGTCGATGGGGAGGCGTTCGGCCCGATCAACGGCGGCGCCGAGACGGGCGACATGACCGGCTGGACGAATTATTTCAGTGGGGCCGCAGTCTATACCAACGACCCCCATTCCGGCAGCTATCACTTCGGCAGCACGACGACCGGCGTGAACCTGAATTACCAGGAATTGTCCGTCTCCGGGCTCGTCTACGACATGAACCCGGCGCACATCATCCACGAGTGCCTGACCGATGCTACGTGGGGCATGGGCACGCCCGAGACCGCGCTCGACGACATCGCGTTCCGCGCCGCGGCCGACACGCTCTATGCCGAGCGCTTCGGGCTGTCGCTGCTGTGGACCCGCCAGGCCAAGATCGAGGACTTTGTCCAGGAGATCCTCAACCACATCAACGGCGTGCTCTACGTCGACCCTGCCACCGGCCTGCTGACCCTGTCGCTGATCCGAGGCGACTATGACCCGGACACGCTCGACGAGCTGACCCCCGACAATGCGGTCGTCACCAACTTCTCGCGTAAGCTGTGGGGCGAGATCACCAACGAGATCATCGTCACCTGGACGAACCCGGCGAATGAGCAGGAAGAGACGATCACGGTCCAGGACGATGCCAGCATCGCCACGCAGGACGGCGTGGTCTCCGACAGCCGCAACTATTACGGGGTGCGCACCGCGGCGCTCGCCATGGACCTCGCCATGCGCGACCTGCGCAGCGCCGGTCAGCCGCTCGCCAGCTGCACCGCCGAGGTTGACCGCAGCCAATGGGCCATCCGCCCGGCTTCGGTGATCAAGCTCACCTGGCCGGAATACGGGCTGTCGCAGCTGGTGATGCGCGTGCTCACGGTCGATTATGGCAAGGTCGGCGACCCGTCGATCAAGCTCGAGCTGATCGAGGACGTGTTCGGGCTCGACGTCGGCACTTACGACAGCCCGCCAGCGACCGAGTGGACCGATCCCTCGCAGGCGCCGACCGACCCCGACGAGGTCGAGATCTTCACCCTGCCGCTGTTCTTCGCCGCCCACACCCTGGTCGCGTCGTACATCTCGAACCCGACCTATCCCGAAGTGCTCGCCGGGGTACTGACCAGCACGACGAATGCCGACGTGTTCGAGGCACAGCTGTGGGACGAGGTTACGCTCTCGACCGGCGGGACGCAGTGGGCCGGGCTGGGCACGCTCAACATCATCGGGCGGGCCACGCTGGCGGCTGACCTCCCGGCGGAAGCGACCAGCGCCGGCGTGACCTTCGCCGACCTGGTCGGGCTCACTGCCCCCGTTACGGCCGGGTTTGTGCTGATCGGCGAGGCGGGCGAAGAGGGCAACGAGATCGCTCAGGTGACCGATGACGCCAGCGGCTTCGATCTGGCGCGCGGCGTACTCGACACCGTGCCCCGCGCCTGGCCGGCCGGGACGAAGGTGTGGTTCGTCGACGGCTCCACCTTGTTCGAGGACAGCCGAGTGCACTCTGCGGGCGAGCTGCTCGACGTCAAGGTGCTGACCCGGTCCTCGCTCGGCCAGCTGCCGCTTGCCTCGGCGACCCTGCACAGCGCGACGCTTAGCGATCGCCCGTGGCTGCCCAATCGGCCCGCGAACGTCGTGGCCTACGGCGAAGCGTGGAGCAGCGCGGCGGCGCCGATCGACGCGCTCGACCGCCCCAACCCGTGGATCACGACCACCTGGGCTAACCGCAACCGGCTTGAGGAGGACAGCCAGGTCCTGCTCTGGACCGACGCGACGGTCACGCCGGAGAGTGGGCAGACGACGACCATCGAGGTTCGCGACGGGCTCACCGGCGATCTGCTCGACACCCATGCTGGCCTTACCGGCACGAGCTTCGATGTGCCGGACTCCAGCTTCGCGGCGGCCGGGCTGGTGGAGCTGCGCTTCCTCGCCGAGCGCTCGGACGACGACGGGGATTTCGTGAGCCTGCAATACTTCTCGCATTGGCTCCTGGTGAACGCCGCGCTGCGGAGCACCGAGGCCGACGAACTGCGCTTGGATGAGGGCGGCAGCGGCCGCCTCACGGAGGACTGATCATGACCGGGCATATCACCGATTTCACCGCGGCGGGCACCTTGACCGGCGACGAGCTGCTCGAGGTTTCGCAGCTCTCGACGACGGTGAAGATCACCGGAACCACGCTCAGCGCGCTCGCCAGCGACAACAGCTACAATGATAGTGCGAGCGGGTTTCTGGCGGCCGGCTTCGCGGTCGGGATGCGCGTCAACGTCTCCGGCTTCACCGGGAACCCTGCGAACAACCTTACGGTGGGCATCGTGACGGCAGTCACCGCAGGCAAGCTGACGATCGGCGGGACCGATGGCAACGTGATCGTCGATGATGCGGCCGGCGAGAGCGTGACGATCGCCCAGTGGACGACGCGGCGTGTCACCGTCGATGCACTGGCCGGAGCTGGGGCGTTCCTGCCGCTGACGGGCGGCACGCTTTCCGGCGACCTTGTCGTGCCAGCTGACCCCTACGATTCGACTGGCTGGAATGGCTCGCTGGAGGTCCCCACCAAAGACGCGGTGCGCGATGCGATAGAGGCGCTCGTCGCAGGTATTCCCGGTTCGTACACGGACGAGCAGGCCCGGGATGCAATCGGGGCGGCTCTTGTCGCAGGCACCAACATCGCGATCACCGTGAACGACGCGGGGGACACCATAACCATTGACGCGACCGGCGGCGGTGGTGGTACGACCGATCTTTCGACCGAATACACCTCGACGTCGCCCAGCGCGCCCGGTGCCGGTCTCACGATTTTCGACCGCAAGCGGGCCGGACGCCATGGCCTCTCGGCGCGGTCACCCAATGCCATGTGGGAGGTGCAGCGCGCCCTTGCCTCCTCGCATATCAAGTGGGCGGTCCCCAACGGTAGCAGCACGATACAAGTCATGGGGATCAACTCCGGGAACTTTAGCGGCAGTTCTGGCTCGATCTCGACCTCCAACACCCTGACCAAGCTGCGCCGGCACGTCATCCAGACTGCCGGTTCGTTTGTGGAGGAAAAGAGCTTCAACGAGGGGAGCAAGCATTTCTGGCTCACCGGGGGGTTCTTCGTCGCGTTCAGGTTCGGTCTCGAATCGATGGCCAACTCGTCCTTCCAGTGGTTCGTTGGGCTCAACACGACCGCCCCCATCGGGGCAGACCCGTCGACACAGACCAACATGGTCGGGTTCGGGGTGGATGCGGCGGATTCCAACGTCCAGTTCATGATTAACGATGGTTCGGGCACGGCAACCAAGGTGGACCTCGGTGCGAGCTTCCCTGGCAAGACCAGCGCGGCAGTCTACGAGGCGCGGCTCTACTGCGCCGCTGGGGGATCGACGGTCTACTACTCGCTGGAACGGCTCGACAGCGCGCAATTCACGGAAGGTTCGGCGACCACCGACCTGCCAGTCAGCACGACGCTGATGGGTGCCTACTGCGGGACGCGCAACAACATCACCACGGCCTCCAGCGCCATCGCCCTGATCAATTTCTATGCCGAACTCGATGTCTGACGGCGGTTCGCCCGCCCACCTCCGTCCGTAGCGAACCTACCGCCACAACTGACATCCCCGTATCCCTAAGGCAGCCGCCTGAAAGGTGCGGCAGGGGGCGCAGAATGTTCATGGCGATCTTGGTGCTGGTTCTGACCCTTGGCGTGTGGCGGTACACCCTCTGCCCTTTCGACGGCGCTCGCCAATGAGCGACGGAGTTTCGGGAGCCGATGCCGCGGTGGGCGTAATCGCTGGCGGCTCGGTCTGGGGCGCCGTCCGCTGGCTGCTTACGTGGACCGACCGCCGCGCCATCCGCCGCGACGCCAAGCTCGACCTGCGCGAGGCCTCCCTCGATGCCCGCGAGACGAAATTTCGCGAGGAGATCGAAGGGCAGCTGGCCGAGACCCGTGCGGTCGTGCTCGCCCTCCGCGCCGACCTTGACCAGCAACGCCTCACCACGATCCGCCTGGTGGATGTGGTCACCGACCTCTCGATCGAGCTGGAGGCGCACGCTCCGCGCAGTCTCGTCCTCATCCGCGCCCGACGGCTGCTCAAGACCTTGCCGCTTCCCGCACCTTCACCGGAGCTGGACGCGCTGGCTGATGCACTCGATGCGAATGGAGATCCCGCATGAACATCGCCGATCTCCAGCTGGCGGTCGGCGCCGCATCGGACGGCATCTGGGGCCCGAGGTCCAAGGCCGCCCTCCTCGCGCACTTCACCAACCGGGACGCGAACGCGCTGACCGAGGCCGACTTCACGGCGGCGGCGTCCCGGCTCGGGTGCTCGGTCCGGCAGATCAAGGCCGTGCGCCAGATCGAGGCGGCGCGCAGCGGGTTTGACCGCTCCGGCCTGCCCAAGATCCTCTACGAGCGCCACCGGTTCCACCGGCTCACCGGTGGCCACTGGAGCCCGTCGAGCTTCAGCATGGCCCAGGCCGGCGGCTACAGCATCGACGACGACCACAACGGCGTCGGAGACAGCTGGGATCGGCTCTCCGCCGCGATCGCCACCGGCGCCGTCGATGCCGCCTTCCAGTCGTGCTCCTGGGGGGCGTTCCAGGTCATGGGCGACTGGTGGGACGAGCTGGAATACCCCTCGCCCTACGCGCTGGCCTGGACCTGCGCCCAGAGCGAGGGCGACCAGCTCGAGCTGTTCGTCCGCTACGTCGAGTTCAACCACCTGACCGAGGCGCTGCAGCGCATCGACGCCGACCCCGCGAACTGCGTGTCGTTCGCCTCGCTCTACAACGGCCCGGCGTTCCGCAAATTCAGCTATGACAGGAAACTGGCGGAGGCCATGGCATGAACGGCCTCGCCAATGCACTCCGCGGAATTGGTGGTGAGTACGAAGTCCAGCGCGTGCTCGGCGCGATCGGAACGCTCACCTATACCGTCATGGTCCCGGTCTTTGTCGCCACCGGCGTGATCAAGGACACCAGCGTGACCGAGTTCTGCCTCGCGTTCCCCGGGGGCCTTGCCGCCTGCATCGGCGCCACGGCCGGCGCGATCGCGCTGAAGGACCGCCAAGTGGCCATCGCCAAGGTCACGGCCGAGACGGGCGCTGTACCCGCTCCGCCGCCCGCTGGACCTCAAGTGCCCGTGGAGCCGGCACCATGAGGCTCGCTGTCCATGCGGTCGCTTACGGCACCGTCCTCGTGATCGTCCTGCTCGCGGCGGCCGCCCACATGGGAGGAGCGTTCTGATGCCAGTCCTGACCCGTCTCCAGCTCTACGCCATCGGCGCAGTCGGCCTCGTCGTCGCTGTGCTGCTTTGGCTGCACTTCCACGATCGCGGAGTGATCGACCGCCACGAGGCCAAGATCGAGGCCCGGGTCACCGCCGCCACCCAAGCCGCCAACGACACCGCCAATGCCAACGACACCCGCCGCCAGGTCGAAGACGCCAAGGCGGCCGTGCTGACCGAGGAGGCTATTCGTCATGCCCAAGAGGATCACCCTGCTGAAGTCGTTGCTCCTGCTGGCCCTGCCGCTCGTGCTGCTGCTGCCAGCCTGCGGAACCGAGCGGCCGCGAATCGCACTCCCCCCCGCTGAGCGGGCCGCCGAGGTCGCCTACCCGCCCATTCCTACCGGCGAGGCGGTCTGTGATGGCAAGCCGTGCCTCTCGGACCGCGAGACCGCTGGGGTGATAGCTGGGCTGGCCAACGCCCTGGACGAAGCGAACCGCCGGCTGTCGTGGCTGCGCGACTGGATCACGACGGCAGGGAAATGACCGACCTCGCCCTCGACGAGGTAGCCGAGCGTCTGATGCGGATGGACCCGACGCGTCCGGGAGTTGGCAGGCTGGCGCAAGAAGTGGTGGCAACCGTTGCCGGGCTCGACCTCACCAGCTCGCCCACGTCGACACCGCGCTCGCGGCTGCGGTCGTCGGACTGGATTCTTCGGGTGCTGCCCTGAAGACGTGAACGGAACCGATCTCCCCCACGCCCATTGATCAACCAATCGGCGCCTCGACCCTCCCCCCGTCCTGCGCCGAGCGATCCCTAAGCCTTGAGGCGTCGCCATGTACCCCATGACGGCGCCTCATTTTTGCCGGCTTGCCGAATCGTTCCACATCCGTTCTCATGGCCAGGTGAGCACGAAACGCCTCCACACCACCGGCGATCTATCCCGGCACGGGATCCCCTTGACCGTCCGCTGCACCGGCTGCGGGCACGAGGCGGAGCTGCGCGGGATGGCGCTGGATCAGCTGTGCAAGGCGCGGGACTGGGATCGGGACCTCCACAGCGTCCGGCGCCGGCTCAAGTGCGGCCAGTGTGGCTCCCGGAGTGTGGAGATGCTGCCGCATGGCGAGCAGCGCTGAGCGTTATGTGATCGTGAAGCCTGATGGCTCGCTGGTCGCCGACATCTACGGCAACGCAGCGGAGTTCACGTCGCGCGAGGAGGCGGAACGGTGGCTGATGCCGGGTGAACAGGTACGCGAGTGCCCTCCGGAAGAGGATCCAACAGGCTGTCCCTGAGCGCCAGGCCGCTCTCCGCGTCATCGACGTTGTGCTGCGCGCGCAGCTGGGCCTCGTAGAGCATGACCTCGCCCTCGCGGTCGAACTCCTCGAGCGAGAAAATCGCCAGCGGCTGGTTGGTCTCGATCTCGACCAGGTACAGATAACGGGCGGGGAGCATGGGGCTGGAACGCGCCGCCACGGAAAAAGGGGCCGACGCCGACCCCTTGGCTGGTGAGTGTGGGCGAGTAGCTGCGGGCCGCTTCCTCGGACTGCCGAGTGTTCTGCGCGGGGGTGATCAGCCCCCTACTAAACGGCGAATGCGAACGACCGGAATTAAACCGCCGCAGCCTCTATAGAATCCCCCATTGCGCGGGGAGTGTCAAGGCTTCGGAGATTCGGTGAACCATTCGTCCGGTTTGATCGCCTCAACGTGGATCGTGCCGTCCTGGTCCACTCACATGCGAGCCGCCGTGCCGTAAACCTGCGCGGCGATCATCACCTGATAGGCTTCCTGGCGCTTGCTTTCCGCCTCTGCGAATACCGCCAGTCGATCCAGTGCGCTCTCCATACTCAATCCTTACCGTTCAAGAGGTGGGCTGGGAAGCGGCGTCAAGATCATCCCTGGACCACGACAGCCCCGTGTCCCGATGGCCGAATTCCTCAATTACCCTCCTGAACTCGTGTAAGATGAAGAACGGTCGGTTGATACCTGAGAACCCGCCGAGGTTGTTGGATTGCAGGTCGGCCCATAGGTGTTCCGCGCGCTCAAGGAGGGCCTTCTGTTCCTCTGCGGAAAGCAACTCTGGATATGGTCGCTCGCTCATCACCCTTCCCCCTTCATGTGTTCGCCTGCATCATCCTCGTACAGATCCTCGACGCTTCCCAGTGCTGCGGTGAACTCGGCTCCAAGCGGTTCCATACCGGCTGCGAACTTCGCCAGAGCCTGTGCCGCCTCTCTCTCCCTTAGAGCGGAGAGGATGGTGGGGAGCAGCCGTTCCATAGTCGAACCGAATGCCGCGTAGGACCAGATGCGTTCCATTGGGGTGTTGCCGCCAAGCTCCCCCGCCAGCTTCTCCAGTTCATTGGCTAGGCTCATGGATCACTCCTTGCGATGGCTGCGGCGTCGAGGGCGGCGATCTCTTCAAGGCACCGGCCACAAGCGAACCGCTCTTGAAACGATGATATCGGCTGACCTGTCGCATATTGATCGGACGCGAACACGCGCTGCTGCTCCACACAAGCCTTCGCCGCCGCCTCCAGTCCCAACCGCACCCCCTTTTCGAGCAGATCGTCATACTCCGCCCATGCGCGACAGGTCGGGCATACCGCATCGAAATCATCGCAACGGTTGCCGTAGTAGTCCATCATGGCCGCTTCGATCAGTTCATTGGCTAGGCTAGACATGGGGGTCTCCTCAGAGTTTGGGTCATCCGACATGGCTTTGGCTAGGCTCGCTCGCTGTCGGGCGGGTGTGCCAGTAATCCCACAACTCATGTCCTGACCGCTTGCATCCGCTTTCAAGGCCGCAGTCATCACATTCGATCTGGAAGCCGCCGCGAGGTCCATATATCTCGGAAACCGAGAGGTTCTCGCTGCCGCACAGCGGGCAAGGGGCGGGTTTTTCATTGTCGGTCGGGATCGCCACCGGCTTCTCACTTCCCATCGGCTATCTCCTGTAAGGCGGTGCGGGCGTGATACACGGCCTTTTCATCGTCGCCACTCAGTACCCAATCACGCTGGTCCACGCGACGTTCGACACGAGACAGCAGGTTCCGCAACTCGAACTGTAGCCGCTCGATCACCGCCGCTTGCTCGGCGATGGTGCGGCGAGAAGTAGCGATAACGGCCTTGCGCTCCTCGCCTTCAAGAACGGCGACTTGCTGCCACCTGTCCCGCTCCGCCCGCACCTCGGCCAGCTTCGCCTCGACATGATCGCGCAGGGCTACGGCAAACGCGCGGGTAACTGCACCGTTTGCTCCCCGCCCAGCAGTATGCGCCAACCTATCGGCCAGCGCCTCATAGTCATCAGGTTCACTGGTCATTTCGGTTGCTCCACTTCGGGTAGCAATAGTCACGCGGTTCGGTGACGATCGTTTCCATCCCGCACCAACCGCAGGTGCCGACGTAGAAAGTCGCAACACCCGAGCGCGGCTTGCCGTAACGGTTCCCGCACGGGACGCAGATTTCGGAGGGGTAATCCCGCGCTTCACTGGTCATGGGCTTGGTGGCCTTTCAGCTTGAGGGCGTCGAACGCTCCCGGCAGTTCTTCCCAGCTAGGGTCACGACCATTCTTGGCGCGGAACAGAAGGCACGCAATGTTTTCGCGGAGCATCCGGCTGTCACCATCTTCAAGGTTGCGGGCCATGATCCGGGCGTAGCGTTCAATTTCTTCGGGGTTCACTTCCCCTGCTCCTTCGCCAGCTTGAGGGCGCGATGCACTTCCTGCTCCACAGCAGACAGCAGTCCGGGGTTTCCTTTGCCAAAGCCGCGTTCTGCACAAACTCGTTCCGCAGCCTCCCGCGCCAGCACAAGGTCGGGATCGGGGGTGGGTTCGGTACGGGGACACTTTTCCGGGGCTCCATGTGCCTCCGCATAGCAGACGCCAGCTTCGTCGCAGCCCACGCCCATTGTGCACGGGGCTGGCTCGATCTTGGCGGTGTAGAGGGGGGTTTCGGTCCAAAACGGGCGGGCTGCATCAGCTTCATCCCACCGGGCCAACTGGACGGTCGGACTTGCATGCGGCCATTCCCCAGGCTTGCGCTCGTAAAGCCACGCCGCCGGCTCCACCCTTGCCTGCATCGCATCACGCTCGGCCAGCAGGCGGGCGACGGTGCGGACGGCTCGTCCCTCCCACATGCCGTAGCCGCCCTTCAAGTAGAGTTCAGGATCAAGCCCCAACTCCTCACACGCCCGCCGCAGGTGATCCTCGGTGGGTTCGGGCTTGGCCTGTTTCAGGTCGCCGCGAATGTGCGAAAGGTCCGAACTGTTATCGCGTTCGAGCATAGCTTCCTCGCTCGGTGGTGTGGTGGTCAGGGCTTCGCAGAGGGCGTTGGTGAACCATGTTTTCATCTCTACCTTCAGCGGATAGGCATGCTTCTCTGCCAGCGCCTTCGCAGCGGCGATGATGTGGGCGGGATAGGTGGGGGCCTGGGTCATGACTGGCGCTCCCAGCTTGCGATCATGCGCTCCATCGCGGCGAGGCTAAGGGCACTGGTGGCCCGGACCATCGGCTGCGAGGCATAACCCATCCGCACATGACGAGGCTTGTCGACCCAACTGCGGTTTTTGGCCGCGTGTTCGGCTCGCGCCTTGGCCTTCCGCTTCTTGGCGTCAGCCCGGCTCTGGCGTCCACGTTCCTGGGTCATTGTGCCCCCTTGGCTTTGGCCGCGAGGAAGCGCTCTGCGGCATCAATCTTTTCCTGCCGAGCACAGCACGCGAGATACTCGCTAGCATCTTCGTGGCTAGGGAACTCGTGTCGTTCATCCCGATAGATCAGCGTGTATGTGGCCTCGTCATCGATAAGCCGTGTCAGGCGGATAGAGTAACCGCGCCCGGCTTCCTCGATTGCAGCCACCAGTTCGGATATCAGTTCTTTGTTCATGACAGGTCTCCTTGGGCGCATCCCTGCGGGACGATGATCCGCGCCCGCCTTCCGGTTGCGCGGGCGTGCATCTTGATCGCTTCAATCTGCGTTGATGGCGGGAAGGCTGTCAGGTCCACCGGCACCTCGGCGCCGGTTTCAGGATCAACCACAACCACGCCCAAGCCGGAGCCAATCGCGTCGGCAGCGGTGAACTTCCACATGCGATCCGGTGGAACATCGCCGCGACCAATCCGCCCGGCACCCTTATGTTCGCTCCACTGGTTCGTGATCGGATAGCCCTTGGCCGCCAGCTCGCGCGCCCAGTTGGTTTCCGACACAAGGGAATCGATGGCGGTGGTGACTTCCTCTAAGACCGACCAGCGCGGCACGGGGCCGCCATTGGACATGATCTCGTAAAGCAGGCCATCGATCCGATCGGTCGGGCGCGACTTGGCACCACCCGCCGAGCGCAGGCGCTTTGGCACCCGCTTCGCGAAGTCCTTGGTCTGCCCTACGTAAACGATCAGCCCTTCCGGTCGCCCATCGATATGGTCCACGCGGCGCGGATCGTGGATGGCGTAGGTAATCCAAACGCCTGGCTTGGTCGCCTGCTTCGCCAGCGTGACTTGCTCGTCCAGAGCAGCCCGGAACGCAGGGTCGCGGTAATAGCGGGTGAAGCCCTTCACGCCTCTACCCCATCATTATCCTCTATCATTCCGTGTTTCCTTCCTATGTGGTGCGGGTGGGGATCAGGCGGCTTCCCCGGCGCACCAGAGGCCGCACTCAGCGTCCATGTCGGGGTCGTCATCGAATAGGCCGCCCGCGAACAGATCAGGCTGACGGCGCACGTCCTGGATCAATTCGGCGTAGCTGTATTCGGTGACGAAGCGGCCACCAGCGACCGTCTCCATGTCGCTCCACCATTGCAGGGTGCCCGGTGCGGTCCGCTCGATCTCCCACAGCTTCGGACGGGCCTTGAGGAAGCAGCCGTCGCAGTTGCCCTCGAAGGGAAGCAGTTGCAGGTCGAAGGGCTGCTCCTTCCAGAACGCGCGAACCATGCGGTTGGTGACGCCAGCATCGGCGAGCGGTTGGCGGTTGACCCAGCGCTCCTTCCCGCTGTCCGACCGGGCGCGTGACTTGAGAACCCGGTGCATTTCATCCGCGCGAAGCCCGATGATGTTCGTCCAGCGATCATAGCCCTGCGCCTGCATGAAGTTGCGCATGACCTTGATTTTGAGTTCGTCGGTGCAAAACCGGGTCACGCTGTTGGGTGCGTAGCCCTTGACTCGGATCAGTTCGGCGAATGGTGCGCCATCGCGTGAGGCGCTGTTGAACCCAACCTCGTCGTACCGATCGGCGAACGGGATCACCGCGCCCTCATCGTCCTTCGTGCGCCGCGTTCGCCATTCCAGCCACCGCACCCGCACACCCCAGCGCGTGCCGCACTCGTGGACGAAGCGCAGGGTCTCCTCGCGCTCCTTGCCGGTGTTGGCGAAGGTCACGTGCACGTCATCAGGCAGCCTGCCGCCGTGCGCCTGGAGGATACGCCAGAGCATGTAGGCGCTGGTCCTGCCGCCTGAGAAGCTGATGAGCGCCGGGCCGGTGATGAGAAAAGGATCGCTCATGCCACCTCCCCCACCATACCCGTAGGGAGAGACAGGCAATCGATCTCGGTTTGAACGCCCGACCCGGCGATCGCGCAATTCTGCCGGTCGGTTTGAAGCTCCCGGAGATCAGGAATCCCCGCCGAGTGCGGCTTCGGGGCAAAAGCGGGGTTTACCCAGAAGCACGCCGGCCACTTCGGGACTATTTCGGGACTTAGGGTGCCGCGATGTTCCGGTTGGCCCCGCTCTGTTCCGTTTGCGCCCGGTTGACGATCGGCAGAAACTGTCGCAAAGGCGCGGCTTCCCGCGGCGCGGGCGCTTAGCTCAGTTGGTAGAGCATCTCGTTTACACCCCGAATTTCTGTCACCCTGAAACATGCGGAATTCCTAGGCTTTCGACTGACGCGCGCGGCGCTGTTCGGGAATAGTTCGGGACTTCGCTGCATCCAGGGCCTTGCGAACGTCGTCCGCGAGGACGTGGGCGTAGCGCAGAGTGGTGTTGATGTGGCTGTGCTTGAGCGCTTCCTTGGCGGCCGCCAGTGAGCCGGTCTCGCGCACGATCCTCGTCGCTGCGGTGTGGCGCAGGTCGTGGAAGCGGAAGCCTTCCAGCTCAGCCGTCTCGCGCGCCTCATCGAACCTCGTGCGCAGCGCGGTCGCGGTCATCGGGTAACGCTGCCCTGCCCTGCGCTTCCCGCGGCTCTTGCGGCAGACGTAGGTGAATACGAATGGCCCGACCTTCGGCTGATTGGCGATGATCGTTACCAATGAGGCCGTGAGCGGGCGCACGACGGTATCACCGCCCTTGATCCGGGTCGTGGCCTCGAGCCTCGGCAGGTTGCAATCGGCCCAGCGTAGGCCGATGACCTCGGCGCGGCGCCAACCGCTCTCCAGCGCGAAGGCAACGACATCGAATGCATCGCCGGACAGCGCATCGAATAGCGCGGTTTCCTCGGTTGCCGCAGCCAACTCGCGCGGCGGCGATTTGGAGACCTTCAGAAACAGGCGCTTCCATTCGGGGATCTCGCCAACGTCATAGCGCGCGCCTGCGGCGTGGCGCCACACTGACCGGGCATTCTCGATCTCCCGGTTGACGCTGGCATTGGATCGCCCTGCCCTGCGCCGAGCAAAATAGACCTGCAGGTCCCGCTGGCTGATGCCCGAGAGGACCCGATTCGCACCAAGGCCCTTCACGAGGGCCGCCAGCAGATATTTGATCGTCGGCCAGCTCGGCAGATGCTCGGCGTGTTCCCGGTAGAGCCCGCATGCCTCGTCCAGAGTGATCGGCGGGCGGCTCTGGGAAGGAAGGGCGGCACGTTGGCGCTCGCGTCGCTCGAAGTCCTCAGCAGCGCGGCGCGTCGTGCAACCGGTCGAGCCGTGGTGGCGCTGGCCTTTGAACTGGAAGTCGAAATGGAAATAGGGCGAGCCCTTCTTCTCGAACACGCTCATGTCAGGGCCTCGCGGTAAAGGGCACGATATTCCCCCTGCGCTTTGGCGCGCGCACGTTGGTCTTGGGTTTGGGGCATGGCTGATCCTGACGTTTCGCGCCCTCGACGAAGGCGGCCAGGTCATCGACTGTGTAGCGGACCGCCCGTCCAATCAAGACGTAGGTCAGTGCGCCCTCCTGCCTCGCCTTGCGCAGGGTCCGAGTGCAGAGGTTGAGGCGCTCGGCGGCCTGCTCTTCGGTGAGGAGGAGGGTCATGCATCCACCCCCCCCGCCCACTCAATCACCTGCCCGCAGGTCTCGAACCCGAGCACGCGCTCCCACGCTGCCTTGCGGCCTGTCGCCTCCAACTCGTCGAACAGGTCATACCGGTCGAACGGGTCAAGGATCTGGCGGAGGGGCGTGTCCGCGGGCTGGGCAGCGATGATATCGAGCTGGGTCATGCTACGCCCTTCCGCCGCTCGTGCGCCGCCTGCTCGACCTGGGCGAGCGCCATCACCGCGGGCTTGACCTCTGGCTCGGCCGCATCGAACGGCAAACGCGTCTTGTGCCGCCCGCCGTTCAGCCGCGACAGCACCCCGCGCGAGACGAGCTGCCAGTTATCCGGCGCCGTGTTCAGACGGTTGCCGTCGAGGCATTTTAGGCAGTGCCCCGCAGGAACGGGCCCGTTAATCGCCTCCCACTCGACCAGGTGCACGGCGCGCCAGCGGGATTGCAGCGGCAGGCCGTCGTGGATCTTTCGCTCAAGGTAGCCTTCCTTGCTCAGCCGTTCGGTGCCGATCGGCTTGTAGAGCTTCACCGCCACGCCCTGGCGCACGCCGGCCTTGAACTGGGTGGCGCGGGCGTTCGGGTGGCGACCGCCCTTCCCCGGCTCGCACGGCTTGCCCTTGTTCCAGGACTCCTGCCCCGGCTCGAAGCGACCAGTTCGCCCGGTCAACCAGCCCTTGCGCTTGCGCAGGCCGTGGAGGTTGGCCAGCGACACGTCCTCGCGGCCGAAGCGCTCGACGAAGGCCCGGTGATAGTCGCTGATGACCATCGCCCGGTTAGCCTCCAGCCACGCCATTTCCTCGGCGCTGTATGGGATACACCGGCCCTTCACTCGCTCGGCCCTCCGAGCGCCGGCAGCATGGGCTTGAACCGATCACCGTGGGTGGCGATCAGGTTCGCCGCCTTCAACTGGAGGTCGGCGTTGCGGATCACCTGGTCGGCGATATCGACGATGGCGTCGGCGCGTTTGGCCTCGGCCTCAATCTGCTCCAGCGTCATGCAGTCCTCGGACAGCCGTTCGAGCTGGAGGAACAGGTGGCGGTTGAGGTCGGCGAGGGTGTTGTTGCTCATGGGTCAATCCCCAAAGTCTGGCCGCGTGACGGATCGCCGAACAGGTCGGTATCCATCTCGGCAATCTCTCCGGCGTTCAGCATGTGGCGAACGGTCTTGGCGCCGACCGGTCGGCCACTTGCCCATTGCAGTCGCCCGTTCGCGTCACGCATGATTCGTTCTCCGGTACGAAGCCGGGCGAGATAACGCGCCGCAGTCCTGAGCAGGGACTTGGTGACCTTCACGTCGCCAGCCCCCCCCCTGTTGCGCCTCGGTGTTCGTCATGCATCACTACCCGGGAGGTTATTGGCCTCCCGGGCTCCCTTGTGGATCAGTTGCGGACGGCCGCGTGGATCGGTAGCGGAAATGCCCCGGCCTCCAGCCACGCGCGATACGAGGCCAGGTGCAGCCGGCGCGCTTCCTCGCGCTTGGCGAAGATCCAATCGGCGCGGCTCATTCCGCCCACTCGCCGTCTGCGCTGGTGAAGCCTTCGCCCATTTCGCTATCGGGTTTGCCTTCGGGTTCGGGCTGAACCTCCTCGGCCTCGATGTGATGCTCGAGCTGATCGAGGCGGGACGCCGCGGGCCGGGCTCCGTCGGGTGCTTCGGCAAGGTCGCCATGATCCACCACCCGCAGCGCCGGGGCATCGCCGCCCAGCGTCTCGTCGCGGCTGAACACTTCCTCCTCGAGATCGGTGGACATCGGCAGGCGCTTGGACAGCCGGCGCATCACGGTCTTGCGTGCCATTTCGCTCCACCAGTCCACCCACGGCCCCCGATCCTTCGAGCGGCTTACGTTGCGGACCTTGTTGATCTCCTCGAGGCTCATCACCTCGAGCAGGCGCGAGCCGTCCTTGAGGACCGCCGTGGCATAGGCGCCGATCGGCTTTCCGCGCTCCTTGTCCAGTGGCGGGGGGTTGTGGGTCACGTCCTCGTCGAAGCCATAGGACACGACGAAGTGGTCGTTCTCGTAAACCACCTGCGCGCTCATCTTGGCCACGTCGCCGGACTGCCGGACCTTCTTGAGGATGCCGGCGATCATCGGCATCGCCTGGACCTTCTTGTCCCAGCCCCCGCTCTTGTTCTTGGTGTTGAAGATCACCAGGGCAGCCTCGCGGCCATCGGGGAGCAACCCGTCCTGCGCAAGACGAACGACGGCGCCGAACAGCGAGCGCCGATCGGCTTCGATCAGGTCGGGCGTGTTCTGGATCGCGGTCATGGCGACGCGGGTGAACTTCTCGACCGTGACGTGCGCGGGCAGCGCGGCCTTGAACTCGGGTGCCATCGCCGTGAGGTTCTGGCGGATCACGGCGACCGGATTGTCCCGGCGCTCGGCTACGGCGTTGGCCATATAATGAACTCCTTATGTCAGAAGGGGATGCAGTCGTCGGTATCGAGATTGAAGTGCTCGACAGTGACGCGGCGTTCGGTGAAGCGGGCGGCGCAGGGCAGCACGCAGAATGATTTGCCGGGATTGAGCTTGGCGAGACGTTCAGCCTCGCGGTCGGCGGCAGCTCGGCTGCTCTGCTTCACGCGCGGCTCGCCGCCGTCCTCACACCACACCAGCCAGAACGGGATTTCCCTCACGCCTTCATCTCCTTGCAGGTATAGCGGCAGTAGGCTTTGCGGCCCTTGATGATCTCGCCCGGCTCGGCCTCCCGGTCGGGAATGGCGGCGATGCGGGTTGCCTTGAATGTGAAGCCGTCGAGCAGGGCGGTGCCGTGCTCACCCATCTTGTCGACGAGCTCGGCCAGCGCGGCCTCGGCGCGAGCCTTGCCGGCCTTCTCCTCGGCCTTGCCCACGTGGTATTCGGCTGCGGCGATGGCGGCGAGGTTGTCGCCACGCAGGTCGATCAGGGTATCGCCTGGCGCGCTGTTGATCTCGCGGATCGCATCACCGTCGCGGCTGTAGTCTGGCCTGGGTGGATTGCCGTCCCTCACCGACTGCCAGAACTCGGCGGCGCGCTTCTGGATCTCGGCCCACAGCTTCGGCCGCGCTTCGATCTGGAACCGGCGCAGTTCGTTGCCGCCGACCAGGATCACGATGTCAGCCCATGCAAGGCCCGCAAGGCCCATGTAGGTTACAGCCTGCAACTGGTAGTGCAGCGGCGGCTCGTCGCCCCATCCCTTCGCCACCAGCCAATCAGCGGTCTTGACCTCAAGCAGGCCCTGGCCGCGATCGGGGCACGTCACGAACTGGTCGGGATGCCCGCCGATGTCAGTGGGGCAACGCAGGCGCTTGGGCGTCGGCGCCTTGGTATAGCCCCACTTGTCGCACGCCCAATCGATGATCACGGGCTCCAGGCGAATGCCCGCCTCGATGCGCTCATTGCCGCCGAACTCGGGCACGGCGATCGTACCGGCCTTGCGGTGCCAGAGCTCGAAGTGTGTGAGATACGGGCTGGCGTCGAACAGGGCAGAAACCTCGGACGCACCGACGACTGAGCCGCGGAATTCGTCGTCGCCATCGCCGGCGAGAATGTTGGTGTGGGCAGTCACTTCCGCTTCTCCTGTTCCCGCTCCACCCATGCCGGCAGGCCATCGGCGCGCGTTGCGACGGGGCGGCCGGTGAATCGGCTGATGCGGCTAGGCGGCTGTTGCAGCGCGGTTTCGTTCGGGGCGGTCACGACGCCCACCCCCAGAGGTAGGCGGCGCCGCAGACAATGAAGGCCGCGACCAGCAAGGTCGGCATGGCGTGGAACATGCGATCCATCAGCGTGCCTCCGCCGTGTTGCGCTGGCCCTCATCCATCTGAGCAACAGGAGCGCTCACAAGAGAGGGGCGGTGGGTGTGGTAGAAGCGGCGCGCAGAGGTCACGTCCTCCCCCTATTCTTTAAGGTCCAGCTACATCTACCTTCAGCCCGATACCGACGCATAGATTCACGCCTGCAGGTCCGACAAATTCGATGCCCACTGCTTCGAATGAGGGTATTCTCGGGCGAGAATTCGTGCCCGTGCTTGCAGGACGTTAGCTTCGCCAAGCGTTCTCGCGTGAGCGGTCCAGACATTCCGCGTCGGGCATTTTCCGCTGGAGTTACCGGCTCCAGATGCGCCGGGTTTACACATCCCCGATTCCTACACAGATGATCGATGTGCAGCCCGTCTTGGATGGCTCCGACGGTAAGCTCGTATGCAACGCGGTGGGCGTTCCTGCACTTCCTGCCGATTTGAAATTTGCCATAACCGGCAGCATTCTTGTGCGCCGTCCATTCCCAGCACTCGCTTGCGGCGCGCTGGTCGACCTTCGCCCAAAAGCGGGTTGGTATATCAACGCGCTTCACGGCGTCACCACCCAGGCAGCAGCCAACAGGAACAGCACCAGCCAGATCGCCACGGTTGCAGTGATGATGAACACCACCTTGTCAGAGCGGCGCATGGGGCCGTGCAACTCGGCGTGAAGGTCGAAGGGCGAGCGCATCAGGCTTCTCCCTCAGCCTTGGCAATGACGTTCGCGACGTGCAGCCAAACAGGGTTGTGGTGACTGCCGCTTTCGGCATCGACCCATGCGCAAGCGTTGCGGATGACGTGCTGGCGGAAGGACTTGAGCGCACTCAGCATTTCGATGTGGCGCATCCGAAGCTGCGTGTTCTCGTGTTCGATCTTCCGGCAGCGCTCTATTTCCTGCCCGATGTTCCACTCGCCGTTCTCGCGGATATAGTCCTGCGTTACCCACAGCAGTTGCTCATAGAGCGTCTCGGCCACCTTGCGGATGGTCGGCTCTGCGGCGGCGGCGAACTTGTCCAGCGTGGGGCGGATTGCCTCGGCAACCGTGTCGGCGTTGTCCAGAACGCTCATGCTCCCAGCCCTCCGTTACGCCCGGCCAGTTCCTTGGAGGCTTCCCACACGGCTTCGCGGCGGTCACATTCGGCTTCGTGCCATTCGCGGTTGAGTTCAGCCCAGCGCTTCTCGCCCATCTCACGGCGGGCTTCGGCAACCTGCCGATCGAGGGTGTAAGTCGGCTCAGGGCCGCGCAGAGGATTGGCGATCAGCATCTCGGCCTCGCCGGGGCGGAATGCGCGGGTCATGCCGCCGCCCTCCGCTCATGCGCCGCCAGCGCGTCCATCAGCGGAACGCCATCGATGGTCAGCTCGGGCGAGAGGTTCAGGCCGCCGGCGGTGCGGGCAGGCCACCAGTTGTTGAATGCGTGCATCAGCGCGCTGGGCAGGTCGATGTGCTCGACCTCCAGGCGATGACCGGCATTTTCGAGAAGGAAGCGCATTGAGGGTCTCCAACTCGCCCCGTCTGCGCTTGTCGGCTCAGGGGCTGTTGGAGATATGGGTATAAAACATACCTCGCCTCGTCAAGGGAAATCGGTATTTTTTATACCCGTCTCGAATTTGGCATGCTACCCCCGCGCGGATAGGAAGCCGCACGAAAGGAACAAGCGATGGGATGGATGGTGGCGGTGCTCGCCTGTTGCGTGGCGATTCAGTCGGCGGCCGTGATGGTGATGGTCCGGCGTCTGGCGGTTCTCGGAGCTGCCATGGAGCGGACCGTGCAACGGATGCGCACGGGTGAGGACAGCGACGAGACATAGAGCGATTGCGGCGGGTCGGTTAGCGTCCGCCCCACAGGTCGGCCTTCCCGAATGGCCCCGCCGCCATAGCCGTCGTCGCGAATCTCCGGGAGGACGAAGTGCACGCCGGGCGGACCAACGATCTTGAGTTCCGACACCCGCCAATGTCCGGCAGTGTCGCCTTTCAAGAAGATATCAATGCGCCGCCGGTCGTTGGCGTTGCGAGCCAGAATTTGGACGTAGGGCACCCCCGTGTCGAAGGATTGGCGTGACAACAGAAACATAAGACCGGTGAACAAGGCTGCCAGAGCCGTGGCGGCTGCAGTGGTGGCATTGAATATAGCATCCCAATCCCACGTCCAAGGGGCCTGCACCATCAGAACTGCGTCGATATTTTCGGGAAGCCCGAGAACGGCTGTCGCGCGCACTTGCCAAGCCACATGTCCATCTCGTCCATCGGCCCGTAGCGCGTGCTTATAGAGCGGGTCTTCAAAATCTCATGCCCCCCCGTTATCCGGTTTATTGTGTTTGTGATTTTGATCCCGGCCGGAAGAGCGTCCATCTCTTTATGCTCCAGCTCTAAGGATGCCGGCTGGACCGAATAGATGGGTCGAATTTCATAGCACAAATCTTCGCAGTAACGATTGGCGGTTAGGTCAATCCTGTACAATTTTTCATAAGGCGCTTCGACTTCCTTCGTCTGCCCGGGCGGCGACGTGTATGACGTGCCTGTGCAGAGCAAATCGAACGTAGCTGCAGCAGCGGCTAACACAGTGAGGTTCACAGCCTGCCTCCGATCTCGCGATCTAGATCTATGACGCTGCGGAACACTCGTCCGATGACTAGCCAATCTGAATCCTTGGCCGGGAAGATTGGCCGGTTCACCGGGTTGGTTGAAAACGGCTCAAGCCGCGTCACCGGGTCGTCATAAAACCGTTTGTAGGTTGTCTCCCCCCGCAACGAGAAGAGATAGAAGCGCCCCGCCACTGGATGCCGATCGCTGGCGTTCACGAATATCCGGGACCCTTCCGGGGAAACGCGATCCATACTGTCGCCCACAACATCGGTGGCGAACCACTCCCCGGGACCGAGTCCATCGGTTGTGACTGTGTCAGCATCGGAAATGTCTTGGATCGCCGTCACGTCCGTCAGTTGCCCCGCCTGCACCCATCCAATGACGGGCACCTCCCGTGCAGCACGCCGCTCAGCTTTCGTGGGCTCTGTCATCGGCAGTGTGCCGGCGTAGAGCCAGTCCGGCCGCACCTTTAACCGGCCGGCGTAGACCAGGGCCTTCTTGTAACTGAAGGGCATGGCGCCGCTTACGTTGCTCTTGAGCGTGTTATAGCTCCAACCAAACCGCTCGGCAGCCTCGGGCATTTTGAGGCCCGCCCGATCAAGCGCAAGTTTCAGTCTGTCGCCCTGTTCGCCCATATCCGAATCGCTAGCGACAATTCGGGTATGCGTCATACCGATGGTGCTTGACGTCGAAGGGTATATTTTATACCTCTCACCAGATGGCGAACCCAACATCACTCGCGACGCCCTCTCACCGGGACATCATCGCACGGAATAACGGCCCTGCTGCGCTCGGGCGGATGATCAACGTAGACCCGAACACGGTGAAGGCATGGAACCGCCTCGACAGCATCCCTGCTGCTCACTGGCGGGCAATCGCTGAGGCTGAAGCGGCCACGCTGGATGAACTAGCCGCTGCTGCTGCAGCCAAGGTCCGGGAACCCGCCGACGCCCCCTCCCCCCAGCAGGACGCGGCGTGATGGGCGCGGACACCGCCATCATAGCGGCCGTTGTCGCGATCACGATCTCCCTCGTGAATGTCGCTGTGGTCTTGACGACCGAAGTGCGGATCCGCCGCCGCGAGAACGCGCGTCTGCGCGACATCGTCCACAGCTGGGGTCCCATGACCGAGGCGCAGGAGGTCAAGGTACTGGCGGCGATCAAGAGCGCCCAGGCCCGCCGTGGGACGCTCGCTCGCCCCGCCGACGACTACGTCCCTATTCGGCCCGCGCCTCAGCCCCGAGGGCAATCGGATGCGTAGTGCCGAAGCAATCACCCGCCTGTTTTTGGATACGGAGCTCTTCCCTGAGGGTCTATTCGAACGGCCAGAGTATGCAGATGCTCGGAAAGCCGCGGAGGAAGAGCTTCTAGCCCAACGGCGTCGTCGAATAGCTTCGCAACGCGCTTCATCTCGCCGGCGCAATATCCGGCTAGGTCTGATGGCAGCAGCCCTGCTTGGTGCAGCGCTAGCGTGTTGTTCATGGCCAGCTTCAGCGCGAGCAGCGCGGCTTCGTGCGGCAACCGTTCTTCCGGTGTCATTTTTATCCCCTGCAGGTCTCGACAACCGCAGGGTTACCGAGCCCGGCCCGCTTCGCAAGAGCGGGTCGGGGGAGGTGCAGGTGTGAGCACCGTCCGGATCTCTCTTTCGCGTGGGCTGTCCGCCATAATTGACGCCGGCGACCTCCCGCTTGTTGGCAGGTGGAATTGGTACGCCAATCCGCGCCGGCAGGCGGGCAAGTTCTACGCTGTCAGCAAGTGCGGCTCTGCATGCACCAATCACTACATGCACAGGCTGATCATTGGGGCTGGCGACGGCGACCTCGTGGATCACATCAACTCGGACAGCCTCGATAATCGGCGCGCCAACCTCCGCATCGCCAATAGCTCGCAGAACGCGATCAACCGGCTGGTGCGAAATGCTCATGGGTTCCGTGGGATTTGCCGGACCAGGCAGGGCGCATGGTTTGGCCGCGTTACCGTTGACGGTCGCCGCTATTATTCGGCTCCCTGCCGGACCGAGGCAGAAGCGGCGCGTGCCTATGATCAGTTGGCTCTGCATTACCACGGAGCCTTTGCGGTCCTGAACTTTGCCGATGGCGTCGGGGCGAACAACCCCGGCGCCCGAGGGGCCTGACCGATGTGGGGGGCGCTCGCGTTCGTCACCGAGCACTGGAAGGCGATCTCCTTCGCCTGGTGCCTGGCGTCCGCGCCCCTCGGCATGCTGACCGGCCGCTGGCTGCGCAGCCGAGGCATCGCGTTCTCGGCCCGGGACGACCGGCCATGACCCGCGCCGACCGCCAGCGCGCGATCATCCGCACCGCGGCCAAGGCCCACTGGCGCCACGACCGCACCCGGCGCGCGCTGTGCTGCGCCGCCAACGATTTGCCCGGCGGGTCGCACCCCGAGCAGCCCCCGGCCGCGACGAGCCTCCCGGTCGGGGGCGCAATCAACCCTGTTGCCCATGCTTTCGAGGTATCCCATGCCTGACCATGCCGCCGCCCCAAGTCACGGGGTTACGTCGGACGAACACATCCGGAACACGCTCAGGCGCCATGTGCAACGCGCCTATGACAAGCGCGAGTTCAGCCGGGAGACGCTTTCACGCGAGAGCGGCGTCAACATCCACCACATCGACGCGATCGTTAGCCGCGACCCGGCCAAGCACCGGCGCATTGCGTCCTCGGACGCGTTGAACCTGGCCTACACGCTGGGTGAGGACGCCGTCGCCGCCTATGTCGGCTGCATCCACTACACCGCCACGCGCCACAACCCCGAGGCGGTCGCGCCGGCCCAGTTGATCGCCAACGTCCTGCCCCACGTTTCCACGATCGCCCAGGCGGCGGCGGATGGCCGGATCGATCACCTCGAAGCGCCCGCGTGCCGCGATGCTGCTGACCATATCATCGCGATCGTCACCCCGCTGTCGAGCGCGGGGGATGCCGCGTGACCCCGCGCCAGATGATCGCCGAGACTCTGCGCGACGGCCGCCGCTGGATTCGCAGTCTGCAGGCCTTCAAGCCCGCGCTCGATGCGATGATCGAGGACGGCGAGGTCCACCGCATCGCCCCGCCGGGCGGCAAGGCACGCAACCAGGTCGAGCTGACCGGCCGCGGCTGGAGGGTCTACTTCGGCGAAAACCTCGTGGTATCACGCGTCGATCACCTCGCCGAGCTGATGGCGGAGGGATTTGAGCCGGTCGACGCGGGGCGGCAGTTGCGCCTCGCGCCGCTGGAAATCGCGGCCACCCTCAAGGAGATGCGCAAGCATCTCGGGAGGCAGGCGGCATGAATTGCACCATCTGCGCCCACCCACTCAGCAGCCGCAACCGCACCGGCCTGTGCAAGGCCCACGTGGCCACCCGCTGGAAGAAGCCGCGCGAGGAAAAGCGCTGCACCGTGTGCGATGGGCCCGTCTCCCATACGAACGCGTCTGGCTTCTGCCGCAAGCACGCTGTTCATGCGGCGATGCGTGATCCCACATATCGGGAGAAACAACTCGCCGGTATCCGCCGCAAGCTCGACGGCGATCCAGCCTACCTCGCCGATGTGCGCCGCCGCGCCGCCACTCTGGCCCGCGATCCCGACATCATCGTGCGTCGCACCCGCTACTTCCGCGAGAACGAGGTTTGGAAAATCGGCCAGGCCGCGCAGCCGGCCGGATCGGAGGCCCGGCGCAAAGCGGCTCGTTCGCTTCGCGCCACGCGTCTGTCATGGTGCCCCGAAGAATTGCGCCAGGACTACGTGGACCTGATCAAGCTCAAGGGCTTCAAGGCCGCCGAGGCCCGCCGCATGATCGAGGACCAGCACGAGGTCACGATGCTGCGCTGGCGCCGCGCGAACGGGCTGGACGCTGCTGTGGTCGCGAAAACCGAACCTGACCATGCCGCCCGCGCGGCATTGGCGGCAAAGCTGGTCGAACTACGCCCGGTGCCCCGGACCGGCTGGCGCGCGACGGTCGAGGCGGTCGCCGAGGCGTTCAAGCTGACTGCCGACGATGTGCTCGGCGCCTCGCGCAACGCCCAGGTCATCCCGGCGCGTCGAACCGCGATGATGATCTTCCGGCGCCGCGGCTTTTCCTATCCGCAGATCGGTCAATGGATGAACCGCGATCATTCGACGGTGATCGCCGGGTGTGAGGCGTTCGAGGCCGGCGCTTCGCCGCTGATGCTCCGGGTGGCCGAGTTCTACGCTCCGACCGAAGCGGAGGCCGCATGAAGCCCCGCCAGATCCCCAAGCGCGACGAGATGACCGCCAAGGCCAACCGCATTGCGGCATTCACCAAGGTCTCCACCGCGCCGCTGCACACCCTCACCGAGGCCATGATCGACAGCATCGTGCGCAGCCATGCGACCGAGCGTACGCGAACGAAGCTGGCGATGGAACTGCGCGCCACACTGGAGGCCCGCAAGGCCCGGGAGGCCCGTGCGTGACGACCTGGGCCGACCTCGAGACCACGCTCGCGCCCGAGCCGGAATTCCCGGTCGAACAGCCGGACGGGGTGCACCTATCGGAGCTCGAGCGGCAGGCGTGGCTGGTGTCCTACATCCGCAAGACCAGCCCCAAGGTGCTGATCTACGCCAATGCCAACGCGGGCAAGCGCGGCATGGGCGCTCAGCACCAGGCGCGCAAGGAAGGGCTTCTCGCCGGCGTTCCCGACCTCACTGTCGCATGGTCGACCGAGGATGCGCACTGCGCGGGCCCAACCGTCGCTTGGATCGAGGTCAAGGGAACGGACTCGAAGGGTCATCCGGGCAAGCTCTCCGCCCAGCAGATCGAGACCATGAACCGGCTGCATCGTTCCGGGCAGGCCGTCGCATGCTTCTTCTCGGCGAAGTCCGCGATCGCGTGGCTGCGCTCATTGGGCTGCCCGATCAAGGAGCCGGTGACGTGAACCACGAGCCGGCCAACATCTTCCCGCTTGCCGATTTTGCCGCTCGCGTCGTGTGGGCGGGTGTCGTTGCCGTGTGGCACGATCCGACCGAAATGAAGCAGCGAATGATGATCGCCTACGAGCACGGGCACATCACTGCCGCCGAAATGGACGTGCTTATCCCGGCATTGGGGCTGATGGAGGCATGAGCTTCTCGGACGCCATCGCCGACTTCATCGGCTTCATGGAAGCGAACGGCGTCGTGCCGATCGAACCGATCGCGCAGCGCCTGGGCTCGGGCAACCTCATCCGGTTCCGCTGTGAGGGTGATGGCAAGGGCCGCAAGAACGGATGGGCCATCCTCTACCTGGACGAGCGGCCGGCCGGCGCATTTGGCAACTACAAGGCGAACACAGGCACCCTCAAGTGGAAGGCCAACAGCGACCGGCCGGCGCTCACGGCCGCTGAGCGCGAATCCTTGCAGCGCGAATGGCGCGACGCGCGAGAGAAGCGCGAGGCTACCCGGCGCGACAACGAGCGGCAGGCCTCGCTCGACGCGGCCGAGAAGTGGCAGCGCTGCCCCGCCGCCTCGTCGGATCACCCCTATGCCGCTGCCAAGCGGCTCGACGTGAAGGGGCTGCGGCAGGAGGGGAATCGCTTGATCGTGCCGATGTGCGACGAGGAAGGGACGCTCTGGAACCTTCAGGCGATCGGCCCCGACGGCACCAAGCGATTCCTGCGAGGTGGCCGGATTGACGGCCTGTTCGCTATAATCGGCGAGTTCGACCGCGACACTGCAGAGGCAGTATTTGTCGAGGGTTATTCGACAGGATCGACCGTGCACCGTGCGACCGGGCTGCCGGTGATCGTGACCTTCAATACCGCCAACATGCCCAAGGTGGCCCGTCTGTGGGCCGAGCTGAGGCCCGACCTCGCCTTCACCGTTTTCGCCGATGATGACGAGGCCACGGCTCGCGCCTTCGTCGAACAAGGCAAGGCATACAAGAACCCGGGGATCGAAACTGCCGAGGCCGTAGCCGCCGAGATCGGCGCGCACGTGGCCTATCCCCTGGGCAAGCCGCAAGGGAGGGCAGCTTGAGCGTGCCGGACAATTTTGACGCCAATGATGTCGAGGGGCAATTCGGGCTGGAGCACGTGCGTGCGGCATTCCAGCAGCGACGGTCGATGCTGCCGCCTTTTGCCCCCTACGATGACGCGGAAGGCGAGAGCGCGCGTCCGGCGATCAAGGCCAGCCCTTTCGTATGGCGCGATCCAGCAAGCATTCCCCCGCGCAAGTGGCTCTACGGACGGCACCTGATCCGCAAGTTCCTGTCGCTGGACATTGCGCCTGGCGGCCTGGGCAAGTCGAGCGTCAAGATCGGCGAGGCGCTCGCTCTTGCCACTGGCCGCTCGCTGCTTGGCAAGGAGGTATTCGAGGGCCCGCACCGGGTCTGGCTCTACAACCTCGAGGATCCGGCCGAGGAAACGGAGCGACGCATCCATGCCGCCGTGCAGTGGTTCGGGATCGAACCCGGCGATTTTATTGACCGACTATTCGTGGACAGCGGCCGCGATCAGCCCATCTGCATTGCCGAGGAAACGCATGACGGCGCCAGGATTGTACGCCCAGTCGTCGAGGCAGTCGTCGAGCAATTGCGTGAGCGGCAGATTGACGTGCTCAGCATCGACCCCTTCGTCTCCAGCCATGGAATCAGCGAGAACGACAACCGCGCGATCGACATGGTGGCGAAGGAATGGAGCCGGATCGCGGACATCTGCGATTGCGCGATCAACCTGGTGCACCACGTCCGCAAGACCAACGGGCAGGAGGTAACGGCTGAGAGTAGCCGCGGCGCAGTATCGCTGATCGGCGCTGCCCGCAGCGTCGTGGTCTACAATCGCATGACCAAGGAGGAGGGTGAGCGCGCCGGCATCGAGCCTACCAAACGCGGGTTCTACTTCCGGACGCAGAACGACAAAGCCAATCTTGCGCCCCCGGAATCGGCAGACTGGTTTCGCATGAATAACGTCGACCTGCCCAACGGTGACAGCGTCGGGGTCGCATGCCCGTGGCAGTGGCCGGATGCGTTCGAGGGCGTATCGACGTGGCACCTCAAGCAGGTGCAATCCCGCGTGGCTGAGGGGCGCTTTCGCAAAGACGTGCAGTCGAAGCAGTGGGTCGGGCTGGTCGTCGCCCAGGTGTGCAATATCGACCCGGAGAAGGGTCGCGGACGGATCAAGGACATCCTCAAGGAGTGGGTCAGCAACGACATGCTGCGCGAGATCGAGGACGAGGACGAGCATCGCAAGAAGCGCACGTTCGTGGAGGTCGGCACGTGGCACATCGACTGATTTGCACGGGAATCTGCGGCTTGCGTCACCTCAATATCGAAGGTGGCGCAAAGGTGGCGCACGTGGAAGCAGGGGCTGAACAGTCAGCCTCCCACGTGCCTGTAACCCGCAGAAATCCGTTGCGCCACCCTGCTTCCAAGGTGGCGCAAAGGTGGCGCAAGGTGGCGCAGCAAAGGGGCCGACGCGCCACCCGCAGGGAACCCCTAAAGGGGTTTCCCTGTCGGGACGTGGCGCAGGCCCCCGGTCCGTTTGCAGTGGTGGCGCTCACCCTCAACCGCGGGGCCCACGCCGGGCGCTGGCTGACTTTCGCAGGAGTGAAGTGATGACCGACACCAGCCAGCCCGTGACCATCACCGGCCCAGCCATGCAGCAGCAGACCCGGGACCTGTTCGGCGCCTATTACGACCTGTCCAGCCCACCGGTCGCGGCGATCACGCTGCCCGAGGGGATCTCGGTCGAACATCAGGACGGGGTCAAGATCCTGTGGAACCCGATCCTGGTCGGCGGCGATCTCGTCGGCGGGCCGGAGATGCGGGTCACCCACGTCATGCCGCCACAGGGGCAGCCCTTCGCCTGGGCCTACCGGCTGATCGCGTCCGTGACCTGGAGCACGACCTACCAGGATCCGTGGAAGACGCAGAGCGCGGCCTGGCGTGCAGCGCGGATCATTCAACCGCTTTACACCTGGCCGGCGGGCAAGTGATGGGCACAGAAATCCAAACGGGGGGACTGATGGACGACAGACCACTCCGGCCAGCGCGGCCACGGCCGGACGATTTCGAGGTCGTGTTCATCGAACAGGGCCGTCTCGAGTGCGAGACCTGGTACCGGGCCCGGCGCACGACCATCAACCGCTGGCTCGAGGAGAGCGGCAAGACGCAGCTGATCGAGCGCCGCGCTGCCTTCGTGAAGCACCTGCGCGCCCAGCGCCGTGAGCCGAAGCCGATCACCCGGCAGGAGGCTCGCTCGCGCCTCGCCGACCGCCGGATCCATCCCGGCGTGGTGCGGCGCGCGGCCCATTTCATGCGCTCGATCCGCAACGGGGGCTGGGTCGTCGCGCCGATGCCGAACGGGGACTGGTTGGTCGGAACGCGGCGTCGATCGCCGGCTGAGCTGCTCGACATGGCGGTGCGGCGCGGGTTCGATCGGCGGGCGGCGAACCTACAGGTGCGGGCTGAGGACGGGATAGGTTGAGGACATGCCACGCGACCGCTCATCTCGCACAGATCGCGCGCGCGAGGCCTTCCTCCAGCGTCTGGCGGAGACGTGCAACGTGTCTGAATCGGCGCGTGTCGCAGGCATCCCCCGCCGCACGGTCTACGAGTGGCGCGACGCCGACCCCTCGTTCGCCGCGGCATGGAAGGACGCCGAAGAACAGGCTGCCGACCTCCTCGAGATGGAGGCGTGGAAGCGCGCCACCACCGACAAGTCCGACCGCATGCTGGAGATCCTGCTGAAGGCCCACCGGCCGGACAAGTTCACGGAGCGACTGAAGAACGAGCACTCGGGCGCCGTGACGATCAACGTGGCGAGTGAGGATGCGGAATTGTGAAGGAGAGAATGAGATGACCAAGACTCTCGACGATGTGCAGTCCGACATGGCTGATCTCTACGATCAGCTTCGTGGAGGCAGTGTCGACATCAAGACCGCCTCGGAACTAGCCAACATCGGCGGTAAGCTGATCAAGATCGAGCAGATCAAGCACGGCCACGCTCAGCTCGAACACGCCGACAAGAAACTCGCACTTGCCCGCGAGATCTTCGAGACCAATCGCACCGTCCGGCTGATCTCCGACCACGAGCGTCAGGAGCTGCTGGAGGACGGCGAATGAAACGGTGCTCGAAGTGCGGGGAGGAGAAGGAGGATGCTGCATTCTGGGCAGACCGCCGACGCGCCGATGGCCTACAAGGTCGCTGCAAGGAGTGCAGCTTGGCAATGCGGCGGGAGTGGGCCGCTACGCGCCCGGAGCGTATTAAACGCTACCGGAAAAAGGAATATGACGCGCTGAAGGCCGATCCAGCAGCGTATTCCTCAATGATCGAGAGCAATGCGCAGTGGAGGCGGAACAAGAAGGCGGCCGAGCCAGAAATACGCCGTGAATGGCGCCGACGTGACGCCAACAAGCTGAAGGCAGATCCCGACCGCCTCCGGCGGCACAATGAGCGCAAGAACGCTAAAGAGCGAGGTCGGATGGACGGCAACTCTCATGCTGCCGCAATGCACCGAGCCAAAAGCATCCTCGCCAAAGATCTCGGCGTGTCGGTGCGAGATATTCCGCGCGACCTCATCGATGCCAAGGCGGCCCATCTCCTCGTCCACCGCTTCATCACCAAGGGCAAATGACCGCCACCCTCACCCCCAAGCAGCGTGAAGCCAACCGCCTCCTCGCCGGTCCCGCCAGCAACATCATGCTCCGCGGCGGCTCGCGGTCGGGCAAGACCTTCCTGCTCACCCGCGCGATCATCCAGCGCGGGATCAACGCGCCTGGTTCGCGCCATGCCGCCTTCCGCTTCCGCTTCAACCACATCAAGACCAGCCTGTGGTCGGACACCATGCCCAAGGTGATGGCGACGTGCTTTCCCGGCGTGCCCCACCGCTTCGACAAGACCGATTTCTACCTCGAGTTGCCGGGCGGCTCGCAGTTCTGGATTGGCGGCCTCGACGATAAGGAACGGGTCGAAAAAGTGCTCGGGCAGGAGTACGCGACGCTGTACTTCAACGAGAGCTCACAGATCCCGTGGGGCTCGATCGAGACCGCGATGAGCCGCCTCGCGCAGAAATGCGAACTGCATCCCGAGATCGCCAAGGCCGCCGGCCGCACGCATCTGCCGCTCAAGGCCTACTTCGACTGTAATCCGCCTTCGAAGCTTCATTGGTCGTACCAGCTGTTCAAGGCCGGGCTGAAGCCGGGGACCAAGGAGAAGGTCGCGGACCCGGCCGACTATGCCGAGATGCAGATCAATCCCGACGACAACCGGGACAACCTGCCAGATAAGTACTTCGACATCCTCGGCGGCATGAGCGCGGCCAAGCGGCTGCGATTTCAAGCCGGCGAATGGGCCACCGAGGTCAACGGCGCGCTGTGGACGCTGGAGGACCGCAAGGCCGAGGACGGGCGCACGATCCACGGCATCGACGCCGCCCGCGTCACCCCCGACCAGGCGCCGCGGATGCGCCGGATCGTCGTTGCGGTCGACCCCTCGGGCACCAAGGGCGACGACACCGGCGACGACATCGGCATCGTTGTGGCCGGGATCGGAGTCGACGGCCGCGGCTACGTGTTCGAGGACGCGACCTGCCAGATGAGCCCGGATGGCTGGGGGCGGCGGGCGGTGGAGATGTACCACCGCCACCAGGCAGACCGGATCATCGGCGAGCGAAACTACGGCGGGGCGATGGTCGAATTCGTGATCCGAACCGCCGATAAGCGCGTGCCGTACAAGGAGGTGGTCGCGAGCCGGGGCAAGTCGGTACGCGCCGAGCCGATCGCTGCGCTCTACGAGCAGGGCAAGGTCAGCCACGTCGGCCACTTCGCCGATCTCGAGGACCAGATGTGCAACTTCACCGCGTCAGGCTACGTCGGTGAAGGCTCGCCTGACCGGGCCGACGCGCTGGTCTGGGCGCTGACCGAACTGATGCTAACCGGCTCGAACTATTCCCTCGACAACGTCTGAACCTACAGCCCCGCCCCGCCCCGCCGTAAGTTCGGGGCCATGGGCAAGGTCCTCTCCTTCTTCGATAAGCTCTCCAACGTTATGTCGGGGATGGGTACCAGCGTCGACCGCGCGACCTACGCCGGCTACCACTTCGTGCCGGTCACCCCGCAGCAGGCCGAGGCGGCGTATCGGACCTCGTGGCTGATGCGCAAGATCATCGACATTCCGCCGCTCGATATGACCCGCGCGTGGCGCTCGTGGCAGGCCGAGGACACCGACATCGAGGCGCTGGAGCGGGTCGAGCGCAAGCTGCAGCTGCGCGACAAGGTCAAGCGCGCTCTGGTGCTGGCGCGGCTGTGGGGCGGCGGCGCAATCGTCATGGGAATCAAGGGCGAGGCCGACCCCGGCAAGCCGCTGGACCTCGAAGCCGTGGGCAAGGATTCGCTCGCCTGGCTCCACGTGTTCGGCCGCCACCAGATCAGCGCCGGCCAGATCATCACCGATCCGGAGAGCCCGTGGTTCGGCGAACCCGAGGCATGGTCGCTGCAGGCGGGCAATGGCCGCCAGATCACCATCCACCCGTCGCGGGTCGTGCCGCTGGTCGGGCAGCGCGCGCCGGACGGATCGGTCTACGGCAATGTCGATCCGTTCTGGGGCGATCCGCTCTACCAGTCGATCCAGACCGCGCTGAAGAACGCCGACCTCGCCCAGGACGGGTTCGCCGCGCTGATCGACGAGGCCAAGATCGATATCATCAAGATCCCCGACCTGATGGCGAGCATCGGCTCAGCCGAGTACGAGCAGAAGCTCTTGCAGCGGCTCGGCACCGCGGCGGCGGGGAAGTCGACCTGGCGCGCCCTGGTACTCGATGGCGCCGAGGAATGGGAACAAAAACAGATCACCTGGGCCGGCATTCCCGATATCATCACCAGCTACCTGCAGGTTGTGGCTGGCGCGGCCGATATCCCGGTCACCCGCCTGCTCGGCCAGTCGCCCAAGGGCCTACAATCGACCGGGGACGGCGAGGAGCGCGACTATCACGCGATGATCGCGGCGCGGCAGGACGAGCTCGTCGCGCCGGCGCTGGAGCGGATCGACGAGGTGCTGATCCGCTCGGCGCTCGGCTCGCGGCCCTCCGACGTGTGGTTCCGGTTCAACCCGCTCAGCCAGTTGTCACCGAAGGACGCGGCCGAGATCGAGTCCAAGCGGGCGACCACCGTCAAAACCTACGCCGACACCGGGCTGTTCCCCGACGTGGCGCTCGCCGACATGGCGAAGAACGCGATCACTGAATCGGGCCAGTGGCCGGGGTCGGAGAAGGCGTTCGAGGACGCGGAAGCAGCAGGCGAAGCGCCGCCCGGCGACGAGGCGGACCTTCTGACCGCTGAGGAGTTAGCGGCGAAGGGAGGTGATCCGGCATCTGGCAAGGCAGGCGGCGGCCGAGTGGACCCGGCCCCACCTCGCCGCGCTGCCAAGGGAGGCGGCAAGGGAAGCGCCTGATGCGCTACAACCTCGCCCAGATGGCCACCCGAGCCGGCAACCGCCGAAAGCTCGTCACGTTCGCCCCGATCACCGCCACCCGGGCGCAGGCGTTGGCCCTCGCCGCAATCCACCGCCGCATCCTTGCCCCGTGGCTGGGCGCCCGGTCCCGCATTGAGGCGGCCTACGGCGCCGAGCTCGTCCGCGTGCTGACCGCCGACAGCATGGACGACCTCTCCCGCCTGTTCAGCGACCTTGCCGACGAAGTGCAGCGCCTGGTGCTCGAACTCACCCCGGCGCTGCGCGAATGGGCGTTCCGGGTGGAGGGCTGGCACCGCTGGCGCTGGCGCAACACGCTGCTGGCCGGGGTGAACGTCGATGTTGGATACTTGATCGGCCCGGCCGACGCGAGGGAGCCGATCGACGGCGTTGTCGCGCGCAACGTCGCGCTGGTGCGGGATATCTCGGCGCAGGCACAGGGGCGGATCTCAGACGCGGTGTTCCGGGGTATTCAGGCCCGCACCCCAGCGCGCGAAGTGGGCAAGCAGATCGCTGAGGCGACTGGCATGGCGCGCAAGCGGGCCGATCGGGTGGCAGCCGACCAGGCGGTGAAACTGACCAGCGCGCTCGATGCGCAGCGCCAGCGCGAGGCGGGGCTCTCGGTGTACCGGTGGAAGCACAGCGGGAAGCTGCACCCGCGGTCGTGGCATCGGGCCCGCAACGACAAGCTCTACGAGCGGGACAGCGGGCGCGAGGTGACGTTCGGAGGCGGCGGCAAGAAGTACGGCGATGAGACCATTCCGGCTGATGATGCGCCCGGGATCCCCCCGTTCTGCGGGTGCGTGGCGCAGGGGGTGCTGGTGCTGGATGGCGAGGTGCTGTAGCCTGCGGGCATGCCCAGGTTCTCTCAATCAGAACTCGATGAGCGCGCCGACACCATGCGCCGCATCGGCTACCCCCAACATCAGGTCGACGAGCAACTGCGGAAGATGCGGGCCGGCATCTACACTCCGTTGGATGGGCTTGGCATGATTGACGGCAGCGGTGGGCGGGTCGTGCGGCTGGAGTCTGATGGCCTCAGCGCGGATGGGAAGCGCGCGACGTTAACTGTGAACTCGACCGCCCTGGGGGAAGCGTGATGCTCCGAGCTGCATTCGATCTCCTGCTCCACATCCTCTTCGGCGAATCCTACGTCCGCCGTTTCCGTGAGACGCGTCCGCGATCGGGCGAGACCGACCACCAGTACGCCAAGCGACTGCGCAGGCTGCATCGGGACACGGGGTTCTTCGGATGATCCAAGCTCTCGCCACCCTCGTCATCTTCGCCGCCATGATGGCCGCCTACGAGTGGTCAGAGCGCCCGCGTCGCCGTGGAACGCCTCTCCAACTCGGCTACGGCAACCAGCGACCCACTATCGACACGACGGAGGGACAGCCGCTCCCGTTGGTCTGGGGGGAACCGCTTCGGCCAGATGGCACGCCGCTGTATCAGACGCCTCTCATTTGGACCTTGCGCGACAACGTGTCGACGGAGGAAGGGTGATGACAGAAGGTGATTTCTACCACGTCTTCAACCATCCTGACATCGCTGCCGCGGTGTTCAAAATCGAGGGCTCCCTGCTTGGTTACTTTCGCTCTGTCGGCGCGAAAGGCCCCCTGATAGAATCCTGGCATGCGGCCGATCCGAACGGGCCGTTGCTGCTGGCGCACGCCACGTTCGAGATGCCCGATGGCTCACACACCCTAGTCGGGCTCGATCCGGCGAAGCTCCAGCAAGTCCGCGAACCAACTCCTTAGCGAACCTACACCCCGGCGAGCACTGCCCGTAATTTCGGGCCATGCTCTTTGCCGACGCCCTCACCCTAGACGCGCCCCGCCGCACCGCCGACGGCTATCTCGTTGCCCGGGCCCGCGCTGCCCGCGCCGGCGTCTACGCCTACCGCGGCAGCGAGGTGGACCCGACCGGCCAGCGCTTCGCAGCGGATGCCGCAGTCAACGTCTACCGCCCCGAGAGTGAGGTCTTCGACCAGGCTAGCGTCGCCAGCTTCCTGATGAAGCCGGTCACCAACGACCACCCGCGCGATGCCGTGACCGCCGACAACTGGCGCCAGCATGCCAAGGGCGTGGTCGGCAAGGCTCTGCGCGACGGCGAGCACCTTGCCTTCGACCTGGTGCTGATGGATGCGGCGACCATCGCCGACGTCGAGGCCGGCAAACGCGAGCTCAGCAACGGCTATGCCTGCGAGCTGGCCTTCGAAGACGGCGCCGCCCCCGATGGCACCGCCTACCAGGCCGTTCAGCGCCAGATCCGGGGCAACCATGTCGCCGTGGTCGACAAAGGCCGCGCCGGGCCGACCTGCCGGATCGGCGATGCCGCGACCTGCGCTGCGCTCCCCTCGCCCGAGATCGAGCGCATCCTCGCCGACCAGCGAACCTATGACCTGAACAGCAACAGCGATAAATCTACCGGCGAACGTCGCGAGACGTCCAAGCCCTTTGATGGAGGAAGCCAAGTGGCGACCAAGACGATCACCTTCGACGGACTCCCGCTCGAGGTCACCGACGCGGCGGAAGCGGCGATCAACAAGCTGATTGGGCAGCTCGCCGACGCTGCTTCCGCCAAGGCTGGTGCTGAAACCAAGATCGCAGCGATCGAGACCGACCTCGCCGCTCGCGACGCCGAGATCGCCACCCTCAAGCAGCAGGTCGCCGACGCCAAGGTCACCCCGGCCCAGCTGCGCGACGCCGCCAAGGCCTATGCCCAGGTCTGCGATAAGGCCAAGGCGCTGGGGGTCACGTTCACCGAGGACGCCGATGCCGCCGCGATCATGCAGGCGGTTGTCTCGGCCAAGATGGGCGATGCCGCAAAGGACTGGAACGACGAGCAGATCGCCGCGTCGTTCGCGGTCCTGACCCGCGACGTCAAGCCCGCGGACCCCCTGCGCAGCGCGATCGCCGATGGTGTGCGTACCATGACCGTCACCGACAACTCCACCGTCCGCGACCTCGCTCGCGCGGCCCAGTACTAAGGGACCTGATCGATGGCTGAGCTTCAGACCACCTATTCGAGCACCATTGCCAAGGGTTATCCTGGCATGGTCGCCAATGGCGAGACCTCCAACCGCATCTCGCGCACGGTCGAGGACGCCGCCGGAATCGGTTTCGGCGTTCCGGTGTTTCGGGGCAGCGGCGACCACGGCTGCACCGCCACGGTCGGCACGGCCGCGACCATGCTCGGCTGGACGATCGCCACGGCGGGCCCCGGCCTCGTCGCCGGCCAGACCGCCGACACCTATCCGCAGTACGAGACCGCGCCGATCATGCCGCGCGGGGCGATCTACATCTACATCACCGGCGCCATCACCGACGGCGCGGCCGTGACCATCGGCAAGGGCGGCGGCGTGGCCGACCTTTACGGCGCCACTGCGGCGGATGCCACGCACATCGATAGCGGCTGGATCGCGGACGAAACTGTCACGGACGGCGTGTGCCGTATCGTGAAGCGCTAAGGGGGCGACGACTGAGATGAACGCCATCACCAACATGTTCGACACCGCCGCCGGGCGCATCACCGACCCGCTGGCGTTCATGGCTGCTGACGCGGACCTGAAGGCGCATGTCATCCGCCTGTGGGCGGCACGCGACGCGCAGAACGCCATTGCCTTCCGTGACAAGGTCGACGCGTTCCTGAGCGACGCCCAGGTCGGCATCGCCTTCCTGACGCCGCAGCTCTACCGCATCGAGACCGAGGTCTACATGACCCGGTATCCGAGCTTCGACATCAACCAGTTCATGACCGTCGATACCTCGGGGACGCTGTGGGACATCGGCACGTTGGTCTACTCGGCCGACGATGTGGGTCAGGCTGAGTTCCTGGCCGGCGCCGGGTTCGACATGCCGTATGCGTCGACCCGGATGGCCCAGGCCACCAAGCCGTACTACCTGGCCGGTATCGGCTATGAGTGGAACACGCAGGAGCTGCAGCGCGCTGCCATGCTCGGCCGGGCGCTGACCAGCGACAAGGCCCGCGCCGCCAAGCGCGCCGCCGACAGGTTCATCTACGGCATCGCGATCAACGGCAAGACGCCGCGTGGCGAGGCCGAAAAGGGCGGCACCGGGCTGGTCAACAACGGGTCTGCACCGTCAGCCCAGGTGGCGGCGGATGGCACTGGCTCGTCGCGGCTGTGGAGCGCGAAGACCACCGACCAGATCCTGCGCGATATCAACGAAGCGCTGACCGCGGTGGAGACCGGCACCGGCGAAACCAGCATCGCGGACACGCTGATCCTGCCGACCACCGCGTTCGACACTATCGCGACCACGCCGCGGGCCTCGGGCAGCGACATGACCGTCCTGTCCTACCTACGGGCGAACAACGTCTTCGGCGCGGGGCTCAAGATCCTCAAGAGCCGCGAGCTCGAGACGGCCGGAACCGGCTCCACGCGCCGCATGATCGCCTACGAGAACAGCCCTGAGGTGATTAAATTCCACCTGCCCGGTGGCGGTCACCAGTTCCTCCCGCCGTTCCAGAAGTCGTCCATGACCTACGAGGTCGGCGGCATCATGAACGTGGGCGGGGTCGAAGTGCGGCTGCCAAAGGCGGTCGTCTACCGCGACAGTTTCTGAGGAGCGCTGAGCATGGCGAAGTTCACCAACATCTCGGACGGCCCCCGCGGCCTGCGCACCGCTGACGGGCTGGTCATGGTCGAGGCTGGCGAGACGGTCGATGTGGATCTCGCTAAGGGCGAAGAGGCGGCGGAGGAGTGGTTCGCCAAGCCGGGCGCCAAGGCCGCCAAGGACGCGGCCAAGGACGAACCCGCGGGCGAATAAGCCTCGGCACCCACGGATCAACCGGGCCGCCCCGCCATGCGCGCGGCGGCCCGTTTCGTAAGGAGAACTCGAGATGGCCGATCTGACTATCACCGCCGCCAATGTCGTCGCCGCTTCGTCGGCCACCAAGAAGCAGGTCACCGCCGGCGCGGCGATCACCGCCGGTCAGGTGGTTGCACTCGACTCCGCCACCCGCACATACAAGCTCTGCGACGTCAACAGCGGCACCGCCGACCTGCGCAAGCCGGCCGGTATCGCGCTGCATGCGGCGGCCGCCAACCAGCCCCTGACCATCCTCACCCGTGGCAAGATCACGATCGGCGCCACGGTGGCGGTGGGCGTGACCTACTACGCCAGCGGCACCGGCGGCGGCATCCGTCCGGCGGCCGACAACACGACCGGCGATTATGTCGCCGAGGTCGGCCTGGGCGTCTCGACCACGCAGATCGACGTGCTGTTCCACGAGGCCGGCGCAGCGATGGCATGAATTTAGGGACCGTTGAGCGGGCCGGCACCCTGGCTCCGCGACGAGCCAAGGAGAAGACCTGATGACCCTCCAATACAGCACGGCGGTCCGCAACGCCCGCCTCGACACGGTGGAATCGACCACCGGCACCAGCGCCATCCTGACCATCCGCACCGGGGCGGCTCCGGCCAATTGCGCGGCAGCCAACTCCGGCACGGTCCTCGCCACGGTCACCCTCCCCTCCGACTGGATGGCGGCGGCCTCAAGCGGAACCAAGGCGATGAGCGGTACTTGGCAGGATACCAGCGCTGATAACGCTGGCACGGCGGCCCACTTCCGCATTCATGACAGCGCCGGCACCACTTGCCATATTCAGGGCACGGTGACCGCGACTGGTGGCGGCGGGGATATGCAAGTTGACAACACCTCGTTCGCCGCAGGGCAGTCGTTCTCGGTGACGAGCTTCACTCTCACGGCGGGCAACGCGTGATTGCCATAGGCTCCGTCGTCCGCGTCCGCCCCCCCTTCGATGACGCGCTTCCCGGCACGTTCGTCGTGGTGGGGCAAAACCCGGATACCGGTGCCTGGCAGATCAATGGCCCAAATGGCGAAACCGATTTCGATGAAGCCAATCTTGAGGAGGTCACCTGATGGCAATTGCCACGCTTGACCAACTCATTGCGGGAATGGTTGCGGCCCCAGCTCCGGTGCCGATCATGAAAACCGGCATCACCATGGCCAACCCCGGTGCCCAGCGCGCCTATACCCTGTGGTATGCCGCAGGCAACCCCGGCGCTGCGACGGCGAATGCGGCGGGCGTCAACGGCGCGGCGGTTTCGGGCACGGTGGCGGGTGCATTGTCCCATACCAATCCGGTTTCCGGCAATGCCTATCTCTCGCGTCTCGCGATGTTCGCTTCGCAGGGCGGCTCGCTGGTGCTGATCGACCGGCTGTGGAACAACTCGGGCCTCTCGGTCACCTCAACCTCGGCCCAGGCGATCACCCCGGCCACGCTCCCCGCCCGCGATGCCACGGGCACGACCAACGGCGTCGGTGTGGAATTCGCGGTGGAGTGGTCGGCCACGGGCGGCGCGGGCACCCCTACGGTGACGCTCACCTATACCGACGAAAGCGGCAACGCTGGCAGCACCGGCGCATTTACTGCCGTCACCACGCCCCCGGTCGGCACCTTCGAAATCTTCCCGCTTGCTGCTGGCGATACCGGCGTCCGCGCGCCGACGAGCTTCATCCAGAGCGCCACCCGCACCAGTGGCACCATGCATCTGGTCGGCTTTCGCAGGCTGGCGCAACTGGATATCCCGGTTGGCGGCACTTGCGGCGCAATCGACGCGCTCACCTCGGGGATGCCGCGCATCTATGATAGCTCTGTTCTGCAATTACTGTGGTTCCCCACGGCAACCACGGCGGCCAACCTGTTCGGCACCTATTCGGAGGTGCAGGGCTGATGGCTATCGCTACCGCCGATGATGTCCTGGCCGGTCTACGAACGCCGCAGGTTTATACCAAGGCGAGCCTATCTGCGGGCGCGGCGATCAATAACGGTGTCCGGGGCACAGTTGACTGGTACACTGCCGGAACTCCTGCCGCTGCCACGGCGACCAGTGTCGGTGTCAATGGTGAGGCCGTCACCCCTTCGCTTGGATCAGTAGCGAGCCGGATTTCCCGCAGTAACCCTGCATCCGGCAATGGCTTTCTTGGGCGGCTTTCGGTGTGCCGGGGGGCTACATCGAGCGCGTCTGTCGGCGCGCTGATGCTGGTTGACCGCCTGTGGCAGAATAGCGGACTGTCCCCCACGCTTACGTCAGCCCAAGCAATTACCCCAGCCACGCTCCCTGCTCGCGACAGGGCAGGGTCGACCAACGGCGACGGTGTCATGGCGGCTATCGAATGGTCAACTGCGGCGGGCTCCGGCTCCCCAACGGTCACGCTCACCTATACCAGTCAAGCCGGCACTGCGGGGCAAACGGCAGCGCTAAATGCGAGTACTGCGACTGGCGCTGGGTCGTGGGAGATTTTCCCGCTGGCCGCTGGTGACACGGGCATCCGCGCGCCGACCAGCTTCATTCAGTCGGCAACGCGTACCAGCGGAACGTTCTTTCTCGTGTTGTTTCGCCCCATTGCCATCGTTCCGATTGCAGGGCTCTCGCGGGGTGAAATCTACGATGCGATCCAGCTTGCGATGCCGCGCATCTACGACGACAGTGTGCTGCAGTTGGTTTACCTACACGGTAGCACGGGCAACATAACAGGCGGCGTCTCTGCCCAATACCAAGAGACACAGGGGTAGGCCGTGGCGATCTCAGGCGATGGCAAGATCCTGAATGGGTCGGTCCGCTGGCTGAACCTGTGCAAGACCGGCGCCTCGGCTGATGCCGTCTCGGTGTGGTCGGACTGGTTCTTTGAGGCGGCGGCAACCGGCAGGACTGCAACCGCCGCGATCACCGAAGCGGCAGACACGCTTTCCACAACCACGACGCTGGCTATCGCTGGGACTCTGGCGGCAACCGAAGGCAACGACACCCTAGCCGCACCGGCTACACTGACCCTTGTTGGTGCGCTGGCTGTCACAGAAGCGGATGACACGCTCTCTGCGGCTGGGATTGGCGCGAACCCGATCGCTGGCACGCTGGCGATCACGGAAAGTGATGATACCCTCGCAGGCGTAGGCAAGCTTGCCCTTGCCGCAGCGACAGCGGTTACGGAAGGCAGCGATACACTCACCGCGACCGGGGTGCTGGCCCTGGCTGGAACAGTGGCGGTTACGGAAGCCGCTGACAGCCTGAGCAGCACGGCAACGGTTGCGATCACTGGAACGCTGGCCCAGACCGAGGCCAGTGACACACTGGCGGCTACCAGCACAGTCACCCTCACCGGTGCACTGGCGGTCAGTGAAGCGTCGGATGCGGTCGCAGCAACCGGCGCTCTCGCCCTCAAGGTGGCATTGGCGGTCACCGAGGCTGATGATACTCTCGCTGCGGCTGGCAAACTGCCGATCGCAGGCGCCTTGGCTGCAACCGAGGCGGCGGACAGTCTCTCCGCCGCCGCCGCACTCATTCTGACTGCAACTCTTGCAGCCACCGAAGCAAACGATACCTTGGCCGCGACCGCCGCTCTGGCGGCGGTAGGAGCCGAAGCCACCACCGAGGCTGATGACAGCCTCGCCGCAACCGCAACTCTGACGCTGAACGCCACGCTGGGGGCGACCGAGGCTCCTGATACCCTTTCCGCCACGGGTGGGGCCCCGCCGGTCCTCGGCACGCTGGCCGCCACCGAAGCCGACGACAGCCTGACGGCAACGGGCGCGCTGGCGATTGGCGCAACGCTCACCCGCGCCGAAGCCGACGACACCCTTACCGCCACGGCGGCGCTGCCGGTCGCGGGAACCGCAGCGGTGGCGGAGGCGAATGACACGCTTGCGGCCACGGCCACCCTCGCCATCACCGCGACCGAGGCCAGCACCGAAGCCGACGACACACTGAATGCCGCTGGGCGGCTCCAGCTTGCCGCCACAGCGACGATCAGCGAAGCCGACGACCAACTGACCGCAAGCGGTACGCTGGCCCTCTCCGGGGCTCTGAGCGCCACAGAAGGCGACGACACTCTCGCGGCCACCGGCGGCAAGGCGGGGCAAGCCACCCTCGCGGTGACCGAGGCCGACGATACACTCGTTTCCACGGCAATCCTGCCGCTGGTTGGAACGCTGGCGGCGAACGACAACGACGACACCCTGACGGCAACGGGAACGCTCCCGCTGCTGGCTAGTGTGGACCTGATAGAAAACAGCGACACCCTGACCAGCGCGGCGATCCTCCCGCTGTTCGGGCAGGTGGCGCTGATTGAAGATAACGACACGCTGTCAGGATCGTGGTGGCTCCGCGCCTATCTCCCCGCGTCGGCTGCCCGCACCTTCAATGACAACCGCCCGGCGCGCACCACCGCGATCACAACGCCAGCGCGCATTGCCGAACCCGCCAGCCCCTCGCGCACGGCACCCTCTCCCGCCCGTTCGCGCATCGCCTCGTCCGGCCGCGCCGCGCGCTGAACCTACACCCGGCCCGGCGCGGGGCCTATCCTTGGCTGCATGATCGTTTGGCCCCGCAAAGACCCCGACGAGCGGTTCGACTACTCGTGGCGTGTCCCCCTCGACAGCGGCGACGCCATAGCGACGTTCACCCCAGTCAAGACCTCCGGCACGGTCTCGCTCGACAGTTCGGACTTCTCTAACGACCTGGCGCGGGTGTGGCTGTCTGGCGGTGCGGATGGCGAGACGGCGAGTTTCACGCTCACCGTCGTCACCACCGGCGGACGGACCTTCGAGGAATATGCCGAGATCGGCATCGTCTCGTCTAATTCGGCCTCCGCCGCGCTAATCGCCGCCTTTCCGCGCTTCGCAGATGTTCCCCCGGCCTCGATCGAGTTCTGGCTGACCCGCGCCGCCCGCGCCGTGGACGACAGTTGGGCCGAGGACGACCGCGACATAGGCCAGATGCTCCTCGCGGCGCATTACCTGACGCTGCAGGGGCTCGGCACCGGCGCCGAGGCCGAAGCGGGCGCAAACGGCACCGGCGATTACCGCTCGATCCGCTCCGGGGCGATCACGCTTGAGCGCTTCGATCGGGCAAAGAACGGCGCTCAGGGTGAGCTCGCCTCGACCTCTTACGGGCGGCAGTGGCTCGCGCTTGCTCGGGCCAACCGGGGCGGCCCGCGCGTGACCGCGACCGGCACCCTGCCCTATGCCGACCTCCGCTACCCGCAAGGGGAAGCCTGATGGGGCTGCTCGACGGCGATATCGCGGCGACCTTCTCGGCGGCGCTGTCCGGCCTCTACCTCGACGCTTCGCTCTATCGTTGGAACGGCACCGACGATGGCCAGGGAGGCGGCACCACCGGCTTCGGCGACCCCGAGGCGGTCAAGGCCCAGCTCGACGCCACAACGCAGGCCCAGCGGCTCGCTGAGGGCTATTCCGACACCGACCAGCGCATCCTGGTGCTGGCGAATGGGGTGACCGTGCCGACCACCGACGACGAGATCACGGTGCGCGGCATCCGCTGGAAGATCGCCAGCGTCGCCACGGATCCGGCCGGAGCCTATTTCGACCTGCGCGGGCGGCGAGCCTGATGCCGAAGATCAGCGGACCGAAGGGCGTGGCCGACCGCCTCACCCGCCTAGCTGGCCAGGAGAAGATCGCCCTGGTCGGCCACGCGCTGTTCGTCGGCGGCGAATCGATCCGCGCCTATGCCGCGCATTCGATCACGGAAGGCGCGGTCAGCGGCAAGAACCACGTGCCCTCGCGCCCCGGCGAGCCCCCGAACGAAGACACGGGGCACCTCAGGACCAACATCGACGTGACCCAGACCGGGCCACTGCGGGTCGAGGTGGCCAGCAACGCAAAATACTCAGCCGCGCTCGAATACGGCACGTCGAAGATGGCGGCGCGCCCGTTCATGAACCCCGCCGCGCGCGCCAAACGCAAGGAAGTGACCGAGAACGTCCGCAAGGCGATCAGCGCCGCAATCAGGAAAGGATGACGCCATGGGTGTCCGCCGCATCAACATGACCACGGTCCCGTTCAACTACCATTGGCCCCGGGCCAGCGCCGTCACCGTCGTGCGCGACCTCGGCGAGGTGCTGCTCAAGGACGAGGTGGCCGACGCTGCCGTCGCGCGAGGCTACGGCGTCGAAATGGCGCCGCCGGCCAAGGAAGGCACGCCCACCAAGCGGATCCGCCCGCCGAAGGTGAAAAAGGCGACACCCGCGCCCAAGACTGCTACACCCGAATCCAATGGAGCAGCCGCCGACCCGGGACAACCTGCTGGAGTGGATCGAGCGGATCTGGCTCACCATGATCGCGCCGACAGTGGCGACGCCGTGGCTCCTGCCGTCGAACGATAACGATGAGCGTCGCGCCGATCCTGATGCTGCGGCGGGCGATCATCGCCCACCTGAGGGCTGACGCTGCGGTCACGGCGACGGCGATCGGCGCGCGGTCCTATGGCGAAAAGGCCCCGGCCCAGCCCACCTGGCCGTTCCTGCGCTACGGGATGAGCGATGCGGTGCCCGGCGACATCGCAGCTCCCCTCCACATCTTCAGCAAGGACCCCTTCACCGACGACGTGAACTCGATTGCGGAGGCGGTCGGGGCAAGCCTCGACGGCAAGGTCCTCACGCTGACCGACGGCCGCAAGGCTTACCTGACGTGGACCGGCACCCGTACGCTCGCCGGCGAGGACGAGTGGCAGGCCATCGTCACCCTCTCCGCACGGGTTCCGCGCGAGTGCGGCTGACCAGCGAACCTACAACCGGCCGGGAGGCGCGAGTATTGTCGCGTCTCAAGTTCCCCCGCCGTGATGGCGGTGCATCCCTTGGACGGAGACCGAAACGATGGCCCAGCCCGACATCATTCGCGGCACCTATTTTGTCCTCGCCATGGGCGACGGCGCGACCCCGACCGAGACCTTTACCGGCCTGTGTGGCATCTCCACCCGCAGCTTCACCCAGCAGGTCAACACCTCCGACCAGTTCACCCGCGATTGTGCCGACCCTGAAGACATCCCGATCCGGCGCCTGATCACCACCGGGCGGCAGTGGTCGCTCTCGGGCGAAGGCTCGCTCAACCGCGCCCAGCTGGACATGATCAATGCCGCGGTTGGCATCACCAAGAACTACCGGTTCTACTACACCGAACCGGCCGACGACGAGGTGTTCCAGGGTTATTTCGAGGGCCCGGCCAAGCTGGTCAACCAGGCGATCACCGGCGGCGACGAGAACTTTGCGACGCTCTCGCTGCAGTTCGAATCGGACGGCGAGTGGGAGTTCACCACGGTCACCCCGTAACATGGCCAGCAGCACCATCGATCTCGAATTCGCTGACGGTTCCTACACCTTCGCTCTGCCGCTCGAACGGATCGGCGAGCTGCAGCAGAAGGCCGGATGCGGCATCGGTAAACTGTTCGGCCGCGTGACGGCGGGCGTAACCCGAGTCGGCGACGACATCATCCTCGCCCCCGGCTCTGCAGAATTCTACGCGCTCGATCTGATCGAGACCATCCGCCAGGGGTTGATCGGCGGCGGCAAGGGCCTGGTCGACGGGGCCGAGATCAAGGTCACACCGATCGTCGCTCAGCGCCTCGTCGCCAACTACGTGCTCAACCGTCCTCTGGCCGAGGTGTGGGAGCACGCGGTCTCGATCCTTGGCGCGACCATGGTGGGATATGACCCGCCGGGGGAAGCCGAGCCGGGGGGAAGCCCGGCAAAGACGACGACGGCGCCCTGAATTACGGACTGGCGCTAACCAATTGCGCGATGATGAACATCGGCCCGACCGAGGCGCGCGCGCTGTCGCTGTGGGAATACGAGGCTCTGCTGCACCACTGGAACGAGGCACATAGCGCCGGCGACGACGTGAAGGCTCCGGACCACGACAAGACGCAGAAACTGATCGACATGATCAACCTCGATCCCAAGCTCTACCAGGGCAAGCCCAAACCGAACCCGCCGACCGGCCGGGCCTGAACCTACAGCCGCCGGCGGGCGCGCCGTAGATTGCCCGCCATGGCATCCAAAAACGAACGCGTCGTCATCGAGCTACTGGCCAAGGTCGACGGGTTCGACGGCAAGGTCCGGGCCAGTGCGTCCGCGTTCGGCGGGGCGATGAAGCAGGTCGAGCAGTCGGCCACCACGGCAGAGAAGGCCGTTCAGGAGCGGCTCGCCAAGGCCTACCAGGCCGCCGACATCGCCATCAGCAATCTCGCGAAGGCACAGGCGGAAGCCGCGGGCGAGATCAATGTAGCCAAGGCAGCCTACAAGGCGGGCCAGACCTCACTCGAGCAGTACAACCAGTCGATCCTCCAGACCAAGGCCGCGCTGTCGCTCGTCGAGGCGGAGCACCGCAAGGCGGTGACAGAGTTCCAGCGGGCTTCGGGAGCATCGGCCGGCGTCACCCGGGCATTCGGTACCGCGCAGAACGCTTCGCGCAACCTCGGCTACCAGATCAGCGATATCTCGACGCAGTTGGCCGGCGGCACGTCGCCCTTCCTCATTCTCGCCCAGCAGGGCCCGCAGGTGGCCAACGCGCTGGAAGGCGCGAGCGGAGCGGTCGGGCGGATGGCCACATTCCTGTCGAGCTGGCAG